TATTTTATCCATGTACTACTACGCGATATTGCCCTGTTGTAGGGGCAACTGAGAACAATAAGGTTACAGTGTTAACTGATGTATGCTGTACGTCGCACTCTACTTCATCATATGTAGATGTAGCTGAGTACACGCCTACCGTAACATCTCGAGTATTCAAGTTGTGTGTTACTGTAATTGAGGTGGTTGCTCCGTCACCAATAGCCGTAGCATACTTTCTAACAACTGTATCTGTGTTGATTGCAACCTGGTTGGTTGTTGCAGCTCCCGCCGCGCCAGCTCCAGAAATGGTAATACCAAGGCCAGCAGTTACATATAGCCCCGTGGAGTCTGTAGTTAAACCTGAAGTTGTTGGAAGTTTAACTGCGCCTCCCCCAGAACCAGTTTTTAAACCACCAGTTGTGTCTGGATTAAAGGTAAAGTTAGAGCCAGTAAGCAAAACACCGTTAGAGGCTGTGTAAGTTCCAGCGCCAGAGAACTGAGTAAATGTAAGAGCAGTAGACCCTAAAGTGATGGGGTCGTTAGTTGTAAGAACATAGCCAGTATCTGCGTTTACTGTTCCTTCTGCAATAAATACAAACATGCCAGCAGTAACTTCTGAATTAACATCTGCATCAGTTGCGCGAGTTGGGGCCCCCGAAGCGTTTACAGTATAGATACCATTATCAGCGCCAGATGCTTGATTTTTAATAAGGATGCGGTCACCCGTTGCAAGAGTAACACCGTCAATCACAGAACCATTAGCAAAGGAAGAAGCAAGAGTTCCCGCTACTGTAGTGGCTGCGCGGACAGATTGTTTTACGTCAAGTCCTTGTGCTGTTGAGTCTACATAGTTTTTAGTAGCTGCGTCTTGTGGATTAGTTGGGTCAGCAAGACCTGTAATCTTCTGTGCGTTAAAAGGAACAGCAGAAGTAGGTACGCCAAATGCGCTAAGTGCAAATCCGCTAGGTGCAAAACCGTGAACGTGGTCATCTTTAGCAGGTGCAGTACCAGAACCGTTTGCAGCAGTTGTGGTAGAAATATTTGTTGCAGCGTTTGTAGAAAGTGATGGGGTTCCATGAGTGTGGTCTGAGCGAGCTACTGTGGTAGCAGAACCTGTTACAGCAGATAGGCCATAAGTAGTTGTGCTTGTTGGTGAAGCAAAGCCTGGACCAGCATGCGTGTGGTCTGCGCGAGCGTAGTTAGTAGAAGAGCCGTCTGCAGCAGTTCCCGCAATTGCTACTGTTGTAGATGCGCCAGAGCCAAAAGCGTCTATTTGTTGCCATGTGCTACCGTTCGAGTAGTACATAAGAAAGTTATCAGTAGCGTAATAAAATATGCCCGAAGTTGCAGCACCCGCTGACGGCCTACTAGAAAGGGTGCCAGTTTCAATACCTGTTGATTGATTCCAAGCTGACCCATTGTAAACATATAATTGTTTTTCAACGGTATCATAGTAAACCTGTCCAGCAACTGGTGATGAAGGAGCTGACGCAAGGTTTTGAATGACCGCGTTTTGCAATTCATTTTTGGTTAAATCAATGGATGTTAAAAACTTACGTGACATTTTCTCTCCTAAATTACGTAGGCAATACCGCTAAAAGCAGCGCTAAAGGTTACTACCATGATGTTATTGTCTGTATAGCTAATATTACCCTCACATTGGGTGCCTGCGGAGTCTAAAACTACAACTGTTGGGTGTCCGTTTAAGTTATGAGGTATAGTCCAAGTGTTGGATGGTATTGATTGCGTATGGGTGTAAAAGATATTAGGTTGAGGTCCAATTAGGCCTTGAATTCCCTGGATACCTTGTATTCCTTGCGGACCCGTAGAGCCACCTTGACCTGGGCCTACAACAATAGGATTAGTGCTTTGAATTGTTTGTGTTGAAGGTAGTACATTAATTACTATGGGAGATTGCGGAATAACTGTTAATCCGCAGGTGCATGTATTTTGGCAGCTGCAGTTAGTCAAGGGTTACCTGCTGAATAACAAAAACTTGCCCATGTATAGGCGTATTTTCATAAGTTGAGTCCGATGAAGAAGTCATTTGCAAATCCCAAAAACCACGTACAGGAAGGTAAGCAGTTGAGTTTTTATCAAGGGATAGTTTTACCTTGCTTACTGTTGAGCTAGCTGATAAAACAGTTATAGTAAAGCTTGCATAAAGTGATGGCGCGTTTGGATACGTACGAAATTGAGCAGCAAAATTGTACCCAGTAACATTAAATGGAAAATCAAACTCACAAGCAAATGAATCACCTTGATATAAAACAAGGTCGTAAATCTGTCCATATGCTGGTGGAGGAGTACGACCAAGTAAATCATTTTGAATATATACGCGTTCTGGTCTGCGAGAATCGTCAATTTCTTGGGGCACATACACAGGTATAAGTTTGTTAGTTGTGCGAGAAACTCGGCGCAAAACTCCTATTTCAATACGATAAATACCAATATTAAGCGCTCTACACATAGACGTGTATTGGTCCATACGAGATTGAATAGTTTGGCTAAGTTGACGATAACGCTCAGAACGAGGGATAGATACGCCATCTGGAGCAGAAATGTCTATATCAAAAGCGGCATCTGTAGCTAATGCCCATAGAGCTTCAACTACCGCTAACAAAGCCACGGGGTATTCTTCAATTGGTTGGATAGAAGCAAGAGTTGTAAGTGAACCGTATGAATCTGTTTTATTGTAAGTATGTTGGGTAACGGCAGTATTGATAAACGTAGATAGGTCTGCATCATTAAAATAACGATACGCACTTCCAGTAACTTCAATAGTAGCACCTGCACTTGGAGCGCTTACAAAATGTATAACTCCAAAATTTGCTTCTAAAGTGTATCCAGTTGGATTAGCTATTGGAGTGCCATTTACGGTCACAAGAAGTGTAAGTGGGTCTACTGGTTTGTATCCAAGAACAAAATCAACAGTGTTTGCGTCTCCGACAATTACTTTACGAAATTGGCGAGGTTGGTCCGCTAATTCAGTGCGAACTCTAGACAGCAAATCTGAAATTAAAGCCACCAGAACTCCTAACGCCTATGGATAATTTTGACGTGAATTTATTAAAAAATCTCTATAAACGAAAAAGCGGGCCTAAGCCCGCCAGTTCGCCAGCCTTATGCTGTCAAATATTTGCAGCTAAATAGCCTTTTTCCTTAAGATGGTTCGCTACGTGACGTGATACCACATACTTTTGACCCGCTTTAAAAGAGTAGTAATTTCCTGCCCCAAGAGTCATGCTGTCTATACTTTCGACTACACGAATCTCTACAGTATCATCGTCTGGTTTAGCGGTGTTTATTATGCTATCAACAATAACTGTTGCGCGATTAGGCTTAGTTGCATCAATTGCTTGGTCTAGCTGTTGAGCAGCTTCCGCTGTAGCTAAAGACATTTCTCCAGCACGCTCTACTTGTGTTTCAGCAAACTGACTAGCGAGTTCGTCACGATTACGGCCCGTGACATCCGTTGGCGATTTTTTTGTTGCCATTATATATTCTCCTAATTAGTAACTCGGTTAAATAAGACGGGGCCTTTCGGCCCCGCCCTTTAAGCTATTAAGTTGTAACTTAGTTGGTTTCTGCAATGATTACAGACTGGTCAGTGATTAGACCAAGACCGAAGATTGAGTACCAAGCAAGTGCGTGTTCACGTCCGAAGTCCAAGATACCGCCATCGCGGAGTTCGACTGGAAGTGAGATAGCGTGACCGAATGCGTTATCTCCAATGAAGATAGCGGAGTAGCGGTCTGCTCCACCGTTACCTGTGTAGGTAGCAGGGGTTGTGTATCCTCCACCAGGAACAACTACTGGGTTAGAAACAACTGTGTCCGCACTGTAAGAAGTACCAGCACCACCAGCAACCTTAAGGACCTGTGTGGTCTCGATGAATACGCAGTCATAAAGACGTCCGATTTCACCGAGCATGAAGTTACCTGGAGCAGCGTACTTTGTTACTTCGATAAACTCAGGATTGTCACGGAGTTTACGAGATTGGTGAGGGTGAACAAATGCAACATAGGTTTCGCCCAACCGTGGGATATTCTTTGTTGCCAATGTTTCGACAGCATCCTTAACAGTGTGAGGAGTCATGAAGAAGTTACCCGTCATAGAAGCGCGGGTAGTGCCCTTTGTTCCATCTGCATACCAGTTGTTTACAGCTGTAAGAGCTGAGCGGTCTTCACCGTAAATTGTTGATGTTGCTGCATATAGGGTGTCGCGTGAGAGCTGGTCTAAGTAGACAGCCATGTTACGACCAAGAAGACGTGAGGCTGAAGCCATTACGTCATCAAATGAAGCATTTAGCAATAGTTCAGAAACTGCAAGAGCATAACCATGCTCAGTTACAGTGATTGAGAACTGCTGTGCTGTGAGAGCGTTAGTCTGCATACGGACACCTTCAACAAGAGGTGAAGCAAATCCGAGGTTGTTGTAACGCATGAAGTTAATCTGAAGACCAGGTGCAACACCAAGTTCTGTCTTCTTGACAGCAAATTGCTCAAAACGAAGGATAGGCATTGCTTGGAACAAGATTTCCTTGGACCAGATTGTCTGAATCGCTTGTGTGAGCTGGGTGTTTGTACCTGAGTACGCGGTTGGGGACGCAGCGAGATTGCCTGTACCCGTAATACCAGATGCCATTTAAATGAGCTCCTTAGTTGGTTTGTGGTTAATTATGGGTTACCCGAGTAATCCCTTTGTCTCGCCACGAGCAGTGTTGCTCATGATGCGGTCGCGATTTTTTGCGTAATCTGCCATAGACATATTTGCAATATCTGCAGCGGTGAACTGACGTGAGTCCGAATTAGTTTCCATGGGTCCTGCTGGGGGAAACGTTGCACGTGTCCCCGTCATCTCTTTACGAGCAGTTTGCATAGCTTGCTGCGCCGATTCGAGAATTCTAGATGAGCGTTCCTTAAGTCCTTCGAGGCTTGCATCAAGTTCTTCACGAGTATTGCCGCTGATTAAATCAACGAGCTCGGGGATGATGTTTTCGCGCTCTTGCTCAAGTCTTTGTGCTCTATAATTAGTTAAATCTGCATAGGCTCTTTCACGCTCCAACAAAGCGATTGCAGTTTCACGCTCTTGGCGTTCCTGTTCCAGCATTTGCTGCCACTCTTGTTCCTTAGCCTTAATTAAATCTTTAGCTGAAAGCTCTTCTTCAATTTTGGCTTTTTCACGAGCAGAGCGCTCAGCTTCTTCTTGAGCGGCAATTTCTGCTTTATGAGCGGTTTCTTCTTCCTTACTTTTTTTAAGTAGTGAAAGTTCTTCCTTTAGTTGGTCGATAACAGGATAGAGTTTGTCTTTTTCCTGTGAGCGCACTTTAACTAAATCATCTTCTGTATAAAATTTTGAGTTTTCAGTTTTAGTAGGAATAGTTTGTGGATTGTTTCCACCGTTATCTACTACTACTGGGGTCGTTCCTGCTTCAGCCGCAAAAGCTTCTGCAGACGGAGTTGCGTCTGACATTTTTCGTCCTTATCCTAGGGGTCGTTTTCCAATATGTGAGCACGTATGACCTAACATTTTTACTATTCAATTTTCGTGCTATTACGATAAATTGTCAGCCTAAACTAATTATTTTTCGTAATCTTCTGGTATTCGGCGTTGAGGCAGCTTTGTACCATAAGCTTCAGTTACTAACGCATTTCGTATGCCCTGCTCACCCATCTGAGTCATCATCTGGGCCTCATCTAATATAGGAGTTGCAGCATTAGGCTGAGGACCTTTAGGCGTTGCTCCTTCGGGGCCTCCCATAACGGGCTGCGGCATTCCATCTGGGCTAGGCATCATGCCCGTTAGACTTGCAATTTCGTTTTGAATTTGAGTCTTAATAAGATTAAGCGCACCATCCGCCTTAGCATCATCCATAAGCTCTTGACGAATTTCTGTTAATTTTTCTGTGGGGAACTCTTCACCTAATGAACGTAAGGCGCCTTCTTTTGACTCTAAACCAAGAGACATCATGGTTTGCACTTCATTAAGGGCGATTAATTTATCAAGAGGTAAAGGTTGTGGAAAGTGAACAATGGAACTATAGGTAATTGGGTCATTAGGGTCTAGTTGAGGTAATTGACCTGGTTTTAAAGGTACTGTACTTGAATCTGGATTCCAAGTAAATACTTCTGGCTCTTTTACTGCAAGATTTAACATAATTAATTCGTTTACACGCTCTAATCCGTGAGCGTACTGAACAATCTTTTGATGGTAACGGTTCATTAAAGGTTGAAACTGAATAGAAAGAGCAACACCTGAAGTGTTAGAAATTGGTTGTGCTTGACCAAGTGCGGTTTCTGGTACCCCTACCATTTCGTGCATGGCTTTTTTCATCATAGCCAAAAACTCCATTGCACCTTTTAATCCTTGTGCACCGCCTTCAAGGTTTTCGACTCTAGCGTCTTTTGGAAGTCCGCCCCAAACTTTGTTTGCGCCTTTTTCAAGTTGGGATGCTTTTGCTCCAATGATGACTGTAACTGGCGCAGCATGGTAATTAACAATGTCGGCAATATCAGTAGCAGTTTCATTATAAGAACGATTAATACTGATAATATCATAGCAATCAGACAAACCCCAAGGGCTACCAGAAATACGAATGTTAGGAATGTGGACAATAGGAATGACACCAAGCGGATTTGGACGGGAGTCGATGAGTTCATCATTAATGTATTCCTCAATTACATCTTCTGTTAATATTTCCGTATAAGTAAATACTTGTCGAGTGCCTTCTAAGCTAGTGCCCCAAAAACGATACTTAAGTTTAAAACGAATAAGGCGTTCACGGTCATGTGGGTGAAACTCTGGAAAACAAAAACTAGAATTAAGAGGTAAAACTCTTACACGCCCAGGATGCAAACGGCCAGCGGGGTCTGTATAGGCTTCTTCATAAGCTACTTTAATAAAGCAATCACCAGACACGCCACCCTGCTGTCCAATTTCCCACAAAACTGTAGCTTTATTATTATCTACTTCCCATACGCGCTCTAATATATCTGGAACAATAGCTTCAGTCTGCTTAGGGCTGCGAAACTGAACACCTTTGCTGAATGTAAAATTAAGAATAAAATCTGTAAAGGCTCGATAATAATTCATTACCATTTGTGATTCGCCTACTTGTCGGCGGTAAGAATAATGATGTCCTAGATACATGGCCCAGTTAAGTGAGTAACGGTTTAAACGAGGGCCGTGGACTTCAAACTCTTCGTCAGCTAGTTCAACTAAACCAAGAGGAGAAATAGAGATAGTTAGGTCTGACGACGCCGCCCTGTACGAAGGGGGCGAAAAATCAATACCGCTCAACTACTCACCTCCATAATTTGATTACTATACTGTATCACAATGTCGACAAATCGATTTAAAGTTATTTAAAGTGCTCGCCTTTAATAGTTCCTCTACCAACAGGATGGGTTACTTTTTGTTTAATTGATTTTTCTCGCTTATCCATGGCTTCTTGTGCGTAATCTCTAAAACGTGGGTCAATCTGTTTTTTTGATTGAACGAACTTACCGCCTAGCTGTAAATAACGAGAATGTACCCAGTGAGCGGCTGCTGGAGACGGATATTTAGGAAAACGAGTTTTTGCTTGAATAGTAATCATGTTCCAAAGACGTGGATTAGCTGGAAGTTCTTTAGGGCCTTCTTTAACTTCTTTACCTTGGATTAATGCCATGATTTTTCCTTAATAGGCTCTTGTCCCCCGCTACTTACTTGTCGTAGAAGCAGGGGAATCAAGAAACTTATTTAATTAGTCCTGAACTACTGCTGGATTTAAACGCTGTTGATGCCCGCCGCTGCGAAACTCTTCTTCAAAAACGTGTACTCCGTGGTCAGTAAAAGCTGCGCCTGCAAACTCTTGCAAGTGTGTAGGAGCTTCTACCCAAGCAGCAGAACCGACGTGTGCGCGTTCGCGCATTGTCTCTTCGGCTGGCTTTTCAAAGACATTCTGATTACGATTTAAGCGACCTGGGGCAGGGATGTAACCCTGTGCAGCACCTTTAGAAAATTCCTGTGGGACATCTGTGTCTGTTGCAATACCCTCTTCAAAACGAAGTGGGCCACGTTGTCCTGGGATAGCTGCTGATACTTTGCGGTCGTATATAGTTCCTGGGCGTTCTGGAAACTGTGGGTCTGGTGCAATTGTCATTTAATGACTCCTTGAAGTATAGGTTGAGGGCCTCACATAAAGTGTGCTATAGATTTGCAAGTTATACATGCTAAAGTCATATTTATCTAAAAAATGGTGAACTGGACACCTCTACCGAAGGCATGGTCATATCTACAGTAAGAGAAACCGCAATAGCCAAAGAATCAGCAAAATCATCGTGAGCGTGGGCTTCATCGGGGGCTTTGGCTAAAAAGTTAGGCCCCGTAAATTTGGTTTCTAGGTCGGTCATCTGTTGGTAAAAACGCTTCCATGTTTTAAGGCGACGAGTTTTAGCATGGGCAGGCCATCCAATCATTCTACGGTCTAACAGAGCTTTTAAATGTTTCCATCTCTTAGACTGCTCGGGTTGGCTACTTCCAAGCGCATAAACTTCAGAACCAGGCAACAACAATTTTAAACGTTGAGCTACTGCGTCGCCCACTCCGTTAGCGTCAACTCCAACAGCTAATACATCATAGTTAGAAAGAAAGTTAACAATTTGAAAGTATTGGTCCTCCCAATCGTCGCCTTGAATTTCAAGCCAATTAAAAATGCGGTGGTCAAAGTAGCCAAATTCATCTGGGCGGTCCCAGTCTACCCACACAACTGTTACCACTGTTGAATCTAGTTTACGTGCGGGGTCTATACCTACAACAACAGGGGTTCGGTGCCATGCTTTTACTGTCTCCATAGAAGTATCGCCTAGCTCATCCATGATTGCAGAAGTAACGAACATACCACGCTCTAACAACCATTTACATGAGTAAGACATTTGAAACTCGTCTGAATCCTCGCCAATACGCAGCTTTTCACGTTTAATAAACTTTGCGTAATTAGCGTTGTATTTTGCTACGTCTTTCCAATCCCATTCAAAATGATTTTGACGAGAACGCGCACTTGTTTGACGACGTTTATTAAGTTGTATAGAACGGTAAAAATTATTTTTAGATGTAGTAGGTGTACCTGTTTTAACCATAGTACCTGAATAATAAGCCAACATTGGGGAGATAGATTTAGAGACTACAAAATCATCAGCCTCTTGACACTCATCAATAACAATAAGATGAAATGATTTAGACTCAATTTTTGCACGAGGGTTTGCAGTCATCATTGTCAAACTACTGCCTGAGTTTTTTAATTTAATTTGACGAGTAACTCCAGCCACTTTACCTACACTGTCGTCAATTTCTGGGTCACCAAGAATTTCTAAAGCACGTTCACTAGTTAAACGGTTAACTGCCCGTCCAAAAAGAGTTTCTACTTGACCTTCCACAGGAGCAAACATGCCTACCCAAATTCCGTCTTTAAACCGACTAAGCAAATCTGGATACATTTGCGCCAGTCTTGGTAGTAAAACCATCATAGTTACAACTGTATTAGCAATTGTTTCAGATTTACCAGATTGACGAGCAGCAAGAGCTGTAATTTCTTCGCCATCATTAATGATGATTGATTCCATCATCCTTCGTGCAAGAGGCTTTTGATATGGGTGAAGGTCATGCCCAACAAGTGCCTCCATAAATTGCATGCACTTGTCAATAATTTTTGCTACAAATTCTTTAGAAAGCTCATCAAGCTCTTCCTCTTCTTCTTCTTCAGGAATTAACTCATCTAGCAGTTCCTCTTCAACGCTAAGGTCGTCTTCGTCAAAAAATTCTTTCTCATTCATAGAAGTCCTAGTCTATTAGAAAATGCTTAGCCCTGGCTAGGAAACCAGGGCCTTACATTGCCACACGGGAGAGAAGGAAGAGAGGCAGCATTAGTATAACATAATGTAGACTTATAGATTTTTAGGCTTACTTGTGCGGTACCCAAGTTCGTTAATCACAGCGTGTAATGCTTCAGAGCCTACAAGAGCCTCGTTTAAATAGATATCGTCGCGATGTTTTTGATAGCTAGATAGGCAACGACCAATATCATAAATTGCCTGTTCTGCCCACATTTCTAAGTCTAAGGTAGGAATTTTAGCTACGCGCTTGGCTACTTTTTCAGAAAATGGCTTTTCCCAATTAGGTTTCGTCTTTGAAAATTTCTTCAAAATATCCATCATCTGGGGACCAAGCCTTTCGTCCTTTTAGTGCTTTTTTTAATATCTGGTCAATAGATTCGTCGTCATCTGGATTTAGCTTAGGGTCGTGAACCCACGCCCCTAAGTAATAACCAGGATAAGTAAATGGTACACGAAAGACCAAACACTTACCTTTTCGGTAGGGCATCTCTGACTCTTGAGTAGTTCCAACCTCAACAATTGGCAACATTTTTTTATGCCAATACTTTAATTTACCTACGTATAGAGGACCAAATAGTTTCAATCTTGCCATTTCCCATCTTTAAATCTATATTGAATTTTTCGGCCCGCTCTATCTTGAAATTCTGGTCGAGTTCTAGCTAATCGTACTTTACGATGCTTTGGCATTTTGGATAAATTTGTAGGCCCTTTATCAGGCCAAGAATCTAAACCAGATTCTCTTAAATACGTTCCTTTAGATGGTGCTAATACAAATCCTTCCCAAAGTGGAAGAGGCACATTGTAATAGTCATACCAAGTACCATCTCTAAATACTATTGTCATAGTTTCAGTTCTATAATCGTATCCAGCTTGAGTAGTTCGGGGACGCGCTGGGTTAGACGATGAAGTTGGGCGCATAGCAAGAGAATCTAAGGTTTGAAAATCTGGGTCTTCTGGAGGTTGCTCAGACCCCATAGCAAAGTTTTCCGCTACATCTTCAGTTTGATTAGCGCTAGTAATTTCTGCCCAAGAAGGTAGTTGAACTTTTTTTCTATTCATTCTTCCTCACAAACATGGTCACCAGTTTTTGCTTCTGGCATTCTTTCATAGCAAGAAGCGCAAATCATCCACTTAACTTCTTGAAAATCATTTTGAACTGTGGCTCCAACAGGAAAATCGCTTCCGTCTTCTGGGGAAGCAAAGTCGTATTCAGTAACAATCTTTGATTCGCGAAAAAGTTCAGGAGGAAATGGGCCCTTAGGTGAAGTTATTCTAGAAGGAACAGGATGCACCTGTACGGCTTTAGTTCTCGTTACTCTCACTAGTTACCTTTTTTTTAGTCGCAGTTTTATTTTTTTCTGGTGTAGGTTCTTCTACAACAATAACTTCTTCGACTTTAATGTCAAAGTGTCCAGCAGAAGCTCTAGTTCGCATATGAACAGGCAAACAAACTGCACAGTAATGAACAGGCATAGCTCCTGGGTCATCTACTTTAAAAACTGATACGTTAGAACAATTGGCGCATTGCATAAACTCCTCCTACATTTATTATATACGAAAAAGGGGACCAGGTATTATCTGGTCCCCTCAAGTTTTAGATAGCTTATTTTTTTACGGGCTCAGTCTTCGCAATAGCAGCTTCAACTACTGGCTCAGCTATTTTTTCTAATACAGCAGTAGTTTCTGCGTCTAAATTAGCCTCTTTAGCAATAGTGTTAATAAGGCTTTTTGGGTTAACATGAGCAACAACTGGCCCTAAAACTCCAATAAGCGCTGCCCAAGCTACTTCTTTGATATTGTGGTTACCACTTTGCCAAATAGCTAGGCCTGCTGCAAGAGTTGCATAAGCATAGTGTTCTGCCAAAGATATTAATTTTTTACTATTTATTTTCACTATCTCTCCCTAATTTAGTTCTAGGAGCTATTTTACCATTTTTGTTTTAATTGTAGACAGGTAAAAGTCCCAAGGAAAATGAGCGCCTGGGTCTGTGTGACCGCCAGCTACTTTTTTAGCAGCAGTTATATCAGCGTGGCCACAGAAACCAGACTTACCAGCCAAAATATCTTCTGGAGTTAATTTAACTGCAGGTATACCCCATTTATGAGCTAGTTCGGCTGCTAAAGCGCTACTAAGTGCTAGTTCAGCTTTAGAGTAATCGTCGGCCCATTGAGCTGCTGTTTGGGAAGCCGTGCCCGCGTGCTCAATACTTATGCTAACTTGATTTAAGGGAAAATCACCTACAGCCCAAGCAGTATCTTCATCCTTAACTGACTGAAGAACTTGTTTGTCATCCACCATATAGTGAGCACTAGAATCTGGAGCCGTTGCTCCAGCAAACCAATTGGCTACCTGAGCAGCTCTTCCTTCATTTTCTGGGGTTTCCATTGTGTGGATTACAATTAAATGTGGTTTTTTGCCACCACGTCCAGGGCTGTAATGTTTAGCTTGTATGAATTTATAAGTCATTTAATCTCTCCTAATCTGGAAACGAATCTTTGGGGTTAGCCCACCGAAGTATAACAGGAATAATAGCCGCCATAATTGCTGGTATTACCACGTCTTTAGTTATTAAATCTTTAGCGTGAAGTGCTAGCTCAAAAGCTAGAAAAGATTGAAACCATGTAGAAAATACAGAACGAAATTTTCTTCTATTTTTTTTAAAAAAATTTATCATTTATGTTTAACTATTACTCATGTTCCCGTATATGTTGCTCAAACTTACCTGTGATAGTTGCCACATCTACCGCAATCTTTTGTTGTTTTTCTACCAGCGTAGTTAACATCGGTATAACTTCTTTATTAATCTTGTCATTAAGAGACCCTCCGCTATTTGGAGTTACCTCATGTTTAATAATTTTAATGTCTTCTATATGCTCTGCTATTACGTGATTAATTGTTCTTTTAATAACAAACCAAAGGCCACTAAGCACCCCAATGCTTACAAAAAAATAGGAGTATATGATGGTTGACCAATCAGAAGGTGTCATTTGCGAAGGGTGCCTGTTCTGTAGAAGGTGGGGTACAAGCTACAATCAAGTTTTACAAATATAAATAGCGCAAAAAGTACTGTTTTTAATATTTTACACATATATTTTTTATTTTTCTCTGTAAAGACGGGTGTCTTGAACTTGACACGGGCCGTAACTCTAGTGTTTCATAGGATATGAAGAACCAGCGATGGTTCTTTTTTGCACTACTGAGAGGAGCAGAAATGCTTAATATCAGAAAGAAGTTGGCTGTAATGGCGATAACCCTAATCATGGGTTCCCATCTTGCAAGTCCAGCTATGGCTCTAAGCGTAACGCCAGAGCCAGCACCTGCGAAGGTCGCAGAGGCGTCTTTAAGAGTGTCAGTTGGGCTCAATCACATGAACTTAACTATGACCCGATTAGAGGCTGTTAAAGCCCTTAATAGTCCATTCAAAGATATGTATGATGCCCAAGCATTAACATTTTTAATGGTCTATGTAAAAGGCTGGAAACTGGCGCAATGGAAGTGCCTAAATCAATTATGGAGTAAAGAAAGTAACTTTAATCCATTAGCCCAAAATAAGGGCTCTGGAGCGTATGGCATCGCTCAATTTATGCCCACTACTTGGGATAATTACTCTGTAAAGAAAACTTCTGTACCATCTTTACAAATTACATACGGTCTACACTACATAAAATCTAGATATGGAACCGCCTGTTCCGCTGTTAAATTCTGGAAAAAACATTACTGGTACTAGAAAGGAATACAAAAAAGCCCCCTGCCAAAAAAGCAGGGGGCTTTTTACTTATTAATTAGTAAGTGAATGTTCCGTCCTGAGTACCTACAGCAGCGCCAAAAGCTTTTTTCCATACGGTAGTGTTGATTGCAGTTCCAACAGTCTGTGTACCTGTTGGTGTGTAGCTCTTGATTGTCTTAGCATTAGCTGGTACACGCGCAATTGCTGGGCTAGCAACTACTGTTCCTGTTCCAACTGCAGTGCTGTTAGTAAGCCCTGTGCCTGTTACAGTAAAATTAGTTGAGCTTGCTGTAGCAATTGTAGCGTTAACTAGGTTGTAGTTAGCTGAAGCAAAACCAGAAATGCTTACAATTTGACCAGCTACAAAACTGTTTGCAACTGTGTAGGTATATGTATTGGTTCCTGTGATAGCGGCTGTTGCGCCATATACTGCTACTTGAGTAGCAGATGCCCCAGATACTGCAGTACCTGTTGCAGCGTTTGTTACAGTAAAGCCTGTAGCAGAAGCTGTTGCAATTGTTACTTTAGAAAGATTGAAAGCAGCTGTTGAAAGACCAAAGATGCTTACTACCTGACCTGCAGTGAAATTGTTAGGTACTGTGTAGGTAACCGTTCCACCAGTAGCAGATGCTGCCGTGATTCCTGTAGCAACAAGGTCTACCTCAGTAGCACCAGCTGTGACATAGGTAGCTGTACCGTTGTCAAAGTCAGCGTTGTTAAGAAGTCGGTCGGCCTCATCCTGTGTTAAACCCGTAAGTGTTGGGACAGTCGCTGTTCCAGTACCTGCAGCGATTGTAACTGTAGCAAGACCATTAGCACCAGATACTGCTGTGCCTGTAGTTGAGTTTGTAACGGTGAAACCTGTAGCTGTAGCTGAAGCAATTGTTACGCCAGACAAGTTGAAAGCCGATGAGGTCGTGTAAGTTGGAGCGTAGTACTGAGTGCTGATTGGCTGAGATGAACCAGCTGATACAGAGTTGTAAAGACCTGTAATTGTTACAGTCTGTCCAACTGTGAAGTTGTTGTTAGCTGTGTAAGTAACAGTTGTACCGTTACCTGATGCAGCAGTGATTACGCCATAGAGATAGCCAGCTGGGTTGTAGCCAGTTCCTGTTTTACCTGGGTCTGTGTAGTTAGGGTAGTTGTCCCAACCGTTAACAACGTTAACATGATTATCTGGGTTAACAGTCAAAGTAAGTTGGTTAGCAGCTACTGAAATATTTGTTGTTGTAATTGGTGCAGAGGCAAAATCTGTGGTTGTGCCCCAAGCTTTATCTCCTGTTGACCCGCCAGTTGCGTTGTATGAAGCAGGGGTCTTGTAATCTGTTGCCGTACCAGAACGGTCATCATTTGTTTGTGCTGGAAAAGGTCCATACACAAAATCTGTCTGAATGTTTCCTGCCGAGTTATTCTTATAACCCGAGTCGCGAATTGCCATTAAGATTCCTTGTCTCTAGAGAGGATATATCCCATGCGCGTTGGGACCTCATAAGTTTACTGGCAGCCCTTTACGCAGTCTTGCTAAGCGTTAGCTTTGATGTTCACCATTTGGTCCACGCCCAGGCGTGTCATAACTAAATGCTGTTGGTTTTTCGTTGCTTTTAGGTAATCTGCGAAGCCCAAACCTACTGTCAATTACAGTTAAGGGTTTTTCTACAGAGTTATCAAATTCTTTGCTTCTCACACGGACCACCGATTCCATTGCAGGGCTTCAGTTTCTTGCCCATCAATGGCGCCTTTTGCTCTAGTAAGCGCATCCCAAAACTCTCTTGGGTCTACCTTACTAAGCGATTGAGTTTCCTGCTCATTAATCATCTGGGTGAACGAAGTTATCTGCAACCTTAAACTGTGGTCCCATCTTTGCTGTACGACCGTCAGCATCTACCTTGGCCAGTGCCCATTGCTGACCGTACTCTGGGCTTAAATCCATAGCCTGCAATGGTGCAATGTGACCACCTAACACAGCATTAGATGCGTCTTCATAGCTAGCGTTTCCGTCTCCACCGTGACCTTCTTCAGAAGAACCTACTAGACCGTCGGCAGCTGGCCCTGCCGCTGGCCCTGCAGCTGGCCCTGCAGCTGGTGTTTCGCGCTTACCAAACTTGTATACGTTGTTATTTGCATCATAATGCGCGAGATGAGGATTTGCATCCATAATTTTTTGCATTTCAGTATTAGAATGCTCGCGGTCGTCCTTGTTTCTTCCGTGAGTCTGCTGCTCTGACCAATCGCCTACATTAGCTTCATGAGTTTTCATGTCCATGCTGTGTTGAGCTTTTACTCGTTCAAGTTCAGCTTGGTTTTCAAAGTACTGTTTCATCTGTCTGCCGCTACCGAATGTCAACCCGCTACGACCACGATGGTGGTCGCCGTACGTTCCATATCTAAAACCGCTAAATAAATTACCAAACCCAGAGCCGTGATTTCCTGGGATACCTGCTTGATTAGGATTATAAAATGACATGTCTTAATTATTTATGGTAAACATACCTTTGTCTGTATAAAAGCACAAAAGCCCTACAAAGCTAATCTGTAGGGCTTAAGGCTTTATTTACTTATTTTATTTTGATTGTTTTTGGCTTTAATTCCTCAGGAATCTCGCGCTCAACCTTAATAGTCAAGAGCCCATCTTTGAGGGCAGCCTCTTTAATAGACATCCACTCACCAAGTACGAACTGCTGTTCCCAGTTTCGTTCAGCAATACCTTGATGGACAAAATCTTCTTTAGTTTTAGATGTCTTATTGCTTTTTACAGTTAAAAGGTCTGTTTCAATAGTAATGTCGATATCTTCTTTTCCGTAGCCTGCAACAGCTAGTTCAACTATGTAGTTATCCTCATCTATCTTAATGATGTTGTAAGGTGGAAATGAAGCAGGTTTCTTCATAGTTGCTAAAGCATTCCAACGAGCAATTTGGTCATGAAACCCTAAAAAGAATTGGTCGTTAAACAACGAGGGAAAATTTACTGTTGCTACTTGGGTTTTTGTATTTGGCGTAGCCCAATAGTCTTTTGGTTCCCAGTGCGGTGCTTTGTTATATTCTGAATGTGGATAGCCTGATGCCATTATATTTTCTCCTTAGACGAAAATAGGTTAATAGACCCCATTTGGCGGTCTAGGAGAATACTACTACTCTTCTAAGTGTTTTTCTTCGCAATGTCTAGCCAAAGAAGTAACCACATAAATTTTTTTACAAATCTCGCATTGCCAAGGATTTTCCATAACTATACTAGGTTTTCCAACTCACCCTCAGGGTCATGAACCCCTAAAGCTTTAATTTTTAATGCTTCAACTGATTTGCGGGCATGGTGCCCACAGAACAGCAGCTCCCCGTTTAAAAACGTTGCTACAACTCTTGCAGCAGCGCCACAGGAATCACATCGGTCTTGAGCGGTAAGGTCTCTAGTAACAGCAGATACAGTAATTTGAAACGCTCCTTAACTTAGTGGTTTACTTTGCATTTGGTTTTTTACCTGCACGGCGTTTATTTTCTTTAGCCGTGTTTTTTCCTTTGTCAAGAATTTGAAGATTTTTTTTAGAATCATTATTGTGGTTATTATCTTTGTGGTCAACTGTTTTGTTTTTGTTTTTAATTTTTCCGTGCTCAGACTCGTAATCCGCACGAGCTTTGTTTTTAGAAGTGGTATGCCACTTACCATCCTTGCCTTTAGTCTTGTAGACATAAATAGGACGGCCACCGTTAGCATCAGAGCCTTTGTAAGGCCCAAACTTTTTTGTCTCAGCCATTAATAGCTCCTAGTATTTGACGTTGTTTGTAACCACCTGCGGTGTCCCACATGCTACCCCAATTAGACTTAAAGTTAATTTTTGCTTCATTAGAGGCCTCGGGCCAAGACTTCCAAGCGTCACCGTTATAAGGAGTAACTAAGGAAACTGTTCCTGGCGCTGCGTCTACAGTCTTACCATTTATTGTGGCAGCTCCTTTAGGTGTCTCAGCAAAACGAAAAGCAGTCCCATAATGAGTATCCCAGTCAGGTGCTGCCTCACCTGTATGTGCCATAGTTTCTGGGGAAGCGGTCATTGACCTGTTTAATTTAAATTGTCTAGTTGGTTCAGCCATTATTTATCCCCTTCATCACGCTTGCATTTCTCGCGGTGGGTTGTATGTTCGGAGGCGAGACTTCCACTCAATGTGCCCCCCTTTATCTTTTCTTGACTTTAGACGAGTTTGACCTGTTACTAAAACTGTAGAACCAGGTCGCACAGTTTCTTCTTTTTCACCTGAGCCTGGCCAAATACCAAACCTAGATACTAAGTCTTTTCCTTCCTTACTTTTTGGATTAACTACACTAGCAGGTGGTACGTGTCCGTGCAAAACAATAGAGGTATCAACGCTCCCACGCTTAGCTGGAACTGTTCGATTGGCAAAACGGGTGGCTGCAATACGGTAATCCGATGACCAATGAATACCCACTGGGTTATTAACTGTTGAATTTCCTGGACCAAGGCCTCTAAAAACCTCTTTCCACTGGCGGCCCTCGTCATGCTTCATTATTTATCTTTTCTGTAGACGGCGGTTTTCTTTGCAATCTTATTCCATACCTGGCAATGCTAATTGCACACCAAGATTATTAGCATCAGCAAATTTATCGCTATAGTCACCTGGTTTTAAAGATTTTATAAATTCTTCTCTTCTTCCAGGAGCACGGCCTTGAAAATAACCTTCACTCCAGTCTTTATGTTCACCACCGAAAGAAGTTCCCCGCAATGCTCGACGAACATAAGTACGTTGATTTGGTAATCTTGAGGGGGCCCCTCTATGAATTTTATTTTCAGTTGTTTGAGCAAACTCATCTGCAACACCTTCACGAAGTCCCCTATTTGTATCTGTGCCATTCGGTGGCACCGTGCCTAGAGTAGCATGATGCCCAATTTCATGGCGTAAATTAGATGCGCCTTCATTTCTTTCGACTCCTGTCATGCTACCTCGAATATTTATAATTCCGCCCCTATAATTGCCCATCTCGTTTTCATCCATATTCGTGTTTTTTTCATCACCTTCATTAAAATTTATTGAGTGTATGCCTTGTAATTGTTCTGGTTGTATTTTACTATTTGCTACCGAATCAATAGCTAAAGCTCTTAACTTTCTAATATCTTTTGGAAATGAAGGGTCGGGATTATCTGGATTAATCGTACCACCTACATGAGTATTTTTAAACGCATCTGAAATAGCGCGTTGACGTTCAGGGGTATACCCGCGAGGGTAACGTGCTTCAGGAGTCATGAGGTCTCTAGGACGAGGCATACCTGGCAAAGCAGGCTGACTAAACTTGTTTTTACCCACGAAGTGCTCTCCTTCTACTACGTTGTCCAGAAGCACGTGATGGTCGATTAATTTTAGCCATTATTTTTTCTTCTTTTTTGCCATGGTTGCATGTCTTTATGAGTCACTACTCGTGCATTAATGCTTTCCATACCCTTTTCCAAAGCATTTTGGACTCTGTGGGTTCCATCAAGGAGGCTATGTGTATCATCTGGATGTTTAAGTACAACAATAGGGTGGCTCATATCTACCGCATTGGTTCGTGTTCTATTTTCTTCTGTGCTCTCTCCTAGACGTCCTTCTAGTTGAGGGGCAAATATCTGAGGATTAAAGGTATTTAACTCACCTTTACTAGCAGCCATATTAACAATATCCCCAACTTTAAATGACCATTTACCATGTGGATTTTCAAATCCAGCAGTTTTTTCTAGAGGATTAAATTGTCTAGGGATAAGGTTATCTTCGGCGCTCATGTTGTTTTACCTGTATTTTTAGGAGGTTTGTTTTTCTTCGCCACAGCCATATTATCAATAAGATTTGGGTAAGGGCGCCCAGCTGCTTTAGCTTTTGCTCGAGCAGATGATTTCTGTGACTTACTTAACTTTGTATGCTTTCCCTTGTCAGGGTCTTTTTTATCCCATACTGGTTTTTCTTTTGTCATTTCTTATCCTTACCTTTATTTCTTTTAGAAATAGCAGCAGCTTTTGCTACGGCATCAGCTTTAGAGGAAGCTCCCCATGCCTGCAATGATAGTAGCAAACGAGTTGGTTCGCCGTTTGGTTTATGTTCTGGGCCAGATGCGTGTCCCATACGTGCTAGGAACGATGCACGACGCGGATTATCTCCTGACTTAACAGGAGCTTTCAAGTTATGGCCTTCTGCCTTAGCCGATGCGCGGCCTTTAGCGTTTAAGCCACCCTTTGGGTTCTTACCTTCTTTACGTTGCCATGCTGGTGATTCAGCCATTTTTTTTGTGCCACTCCTTTACAGCATTTTTAGCTTCCGACAAAGAATTAGCGTCTAATGTATAAGTTTTATTTTTCTTGCCTGGGTGGTGAACTTTGTACTTATTGCCGTGCTTGTCAACCACATGCTCTTCACCATCAACTTTAAATTGAATACTATTTGGCTTCATTAGTTTTTACTATAATACTCTGCCATATTTGGAACAACAGGCATGCCAGCAACAGTTATTCCACCACTATTATCAGATTCGCGTTTTTGTTGATTGTTTTTTTTCTGTTCATCTTTTGCGTTATTAAACTCATCTGAACGGCTACCTGCCGTTTCTTCCGCGGCTCCAGCTGCACCTTCGGTAGCCGCCCCCGCTTCCCCTGCTACCGCTGCGCCACCTGCCGCTGCCTCACCAGCTCCTGCACCTACTGCGAGTAGTTCTGGCGCTGCCGCTGCTAAAAATGGCATTTTATTCTCCTTTAATATTTAAAACTAGTATGTCTACTAGCATACCAAGATGTTCTGTTTTTTCTTGAATAACTACCCAACCATAATACGTATATAAACGAGTCAAATTAGGCGTCCAAACATAAATCTTGTCTACGCCAAGTTTAGCAGCGTGGGATTTCATTGCCTCTATTAAAGACAGACCAACTCTATGTTTTCTCATTTCTTTGGGTACAAATAACCCTGCGCCTAAATAAATACCATTTTGCTTTTCTAAGCAAATTGAACCCGCCAAAATCCCGTCATAATAGGCGACAAGGGCAAAAACATTATCATCAGAACTTAATAGCTCTTTATAATGTTTTATCTGAGTGCTGAGCTCTGCACCTTGTTCTTTCCAAAAATCCGCGTTCCATCTGGAGACAGTCTCTATAACCAAGTCATCATTCGGCATTGGAAGTATCTCAAGCATTTATCTCTCCAGTGTAGGTTTGCCCCTATTTATTGCGTCAGTTGCATTCTTGCCTACATTGTAGCGTTGAAAGCTTTGACGGGGCCCAGAGATAAGTCCATTGTTAATCATGCGGTCATCGCTGTTACCTGTAAAGGCCTTATTACGGGAACCGTCAGTCCTAACGCCACGACGAGGTGTAAACTCTCCTAAAGCTCGTGTTAATCGGTCACGACCTGTGGCTGGGTCTGTCATTCTTCGCTTTCAGCTCGGTGCTCTAAATCAAGCATACGAGTGTGTTTTTCCCACGCCTTTGCGTGGTCTCCTTCGGGACTTAGCTCTTGTTGCTTTTCTTTGGGAAGATGGCGGTACCAGTCAAACTGCACGTTTGTATCCCATTGGTGTCTTAGAGGCTCATCACCTGGAAGTGCGTACTCATCAAACTGTCCGTCAGTTGGGTGCACGATTAACGTATCCTAAATCGTTTTTGTAAATATTATCTGCAAGATAAGGTTCCTGAGCTTGCGCTTCTCGACCCTGTTCTTCACCAGTTTTTGCAATTTCTTTTTTTGTTTTAGAACTTGTAGAAGGAGCTTTGCCAGGAACTTCTTGCATTAATGCTTCGTAGTTAATCTGGTGGTCAATACCTTGACCTACAGCAAATTCGCGGGTTCTAGATGCTGCCCACTCTTGGTCTAACGCTGTAGCTTCTTTGCCAGAAGGTACTCGCCCACCAGTTTTAGAAAGCATATAATCAACAGAATCTTTGTGATACTGGTTTTGAAGTGAGCCCAAGTTACCTGATTTACGTTTTGATTTTGCCATTAGTTAGGGTTCTCCGACAATCCTAAGTAGTCCAGAGCTTTATCAAATACGCTTTGACGAGGTTCTGGTTTAGCCATTTCTTGGTCTACATGCCTCTTGCGAGAGGTCGGGTCCTCATACACAGATACATCAATTGGGTCTGTGGAGTTACGCAATTTACGGCGCACATCCATTTCGCGCCTATTTACAGGACGCACATTACTAGTATCAGGCTTTCCTACTAATCCAGCCTGTACTGGTTCGTGTGGGGAATCACTCATGGATTTAAGCCTCTATTTCTTGGAGTTGATAATCCGCGTTGATTTGACATAGAGAGCGCGTCCTGCATTAAACGATTATGTACGACATCTGGATTTGGGTGGTCTGGGTTAATATCAATACTTTGAATGACTCCTGAACGAGGATGCCAGCTAAGTGAACCTTGCCAAACTCCCTGGCTATCGTGCACGTGAACAGCGTGATGTGCTCCGCCCGCCTTACCAATTGGAACTTTTTTACCGACAGTTCCTTGAGCAACAGGTACATCTTGAGTTGCTGGGCCTTTTACATTTCCCTTTTTATTAAGGCATGATGCGCCAGCGCATTGAACATGCCATTCGCCTTTTCCGCGCAATTTTTCGGCAGGAACATCGTCGCGATGAATAGGTTCTCCCATTCCAACTGCAATACTCTTAGAGCAGTGAACGCACTTTCCTGGGTATCGGTTTACGCCTTCTCCAGCTTCACGACGCATTTTGGCATCGGCAAAATCAACTGTATTGCCATATTCGTTCTCTTCGCGGCTCTCGTCATACTCACCTGGCCGACGAATACGGCCAAGCATGCGCTCTGGAGAAACAAGTTTGTCTTGTGCGGTCCTACCTATAGTAGGATTGCCCCGTCCGCTTCTTGCAGGACGAGCAGCGCGGGGTTTACGAGGTTTTGCCATGGTCTTATTCTCTCCTATATTAAGGGGAATTTATTGTTAAGCGCGGCATATTCTTTATAAACTACTACAAGGTTTTCTCGTAAAATTTTATATACCTTGGCATGTTTGTTAAAAAAATGCGTTAGTAGTTCATCGGGTGTTTTGATAGGCCCAGAGCACCCATTGTTTTTATCGTCTGTAACTAATCTAGCAAATCTTCCTGTTGAATCTGTTCTGTCTTCTTGGTCCTGCAACCACATCATAAACATAGGATAAAAATATCAAAGAGGTGCTGAGTAAGTGCACCAAAGAGAGAATTAATCTTCTTCTTTTTCCGCCGCGACATCTGACAGTACACCAGAATTTTTGATGGGGGCCTCGCTATCGCAAAAAATGCACTTATTAGTATGAAGACTAACAGTACTATTAAGCGTGCTTCCGCATGAATCACATTGTGTCATTAGTACTCCACTGCAATAAAAAAACAAAGAATATCAATATCAAAACTCCAGGGTGTAATCTTTATGCTAAGCGCAATTTGTTTACACCACCCTGCATGAACCCATATCTTTTCATTTTTAATTAAACGCTTTGTGTAAGATTTCATTTTAACTCCTTTTCTATGGCTTGGATGACATTCAAAAAATTTGCCATGTGGTTTTCAACAGTTTTTTTGATTCTTTCACCACATTCCCAACAGACATTTCTGTCCAGAACTTCAAAATCTTCATGGATTTTTCTTGATTCATCTGGAATGGAACAATTTGAAACATCGCATATCCCTCTCATTTCAACTCCTTCTCTATGGCTTGAATCGTTGGGCAGGTATAATACATGGCTACCCGATTTTCGCTGATAAGTCACCGCATCAATTATGACCTAAAGTCTTCGGTAATGCATCAATCGTTCCTATAAGTCCTTTTAGAGGCATCAAATATGCCAATAAGTTCTTTAATCTCCACCTACATCACCTCTCTAACTCCTTCTCTATGGCTTGGATACTTTACTATCCATCATTTGGTATTTCAATTTTTTCGTTAAAATCCTCTTGAATGACATTCCATAACTAGCTCTTCCGACTTCTTGCCGCGAGAGTAGTTAGCAGCTAGCTCGGGTGCCATACCCTCGACCAGTATCTGGTGTACTCCTAAGCGTTTGATACGTTTTTTCAAGATAGCCCCGTCTTTATTCTCTTCTGCAATCATTGTCATGTAGAGAATACAGAATATTACCTCTGCTTCCTTTGGCTTAGGATATCTGAATGAAATACCCGAAATCAGGTCAAAAATGCTCTCTGAGGCCTCTTTAGTTGTGACTTCGTATAAAGTTACAAAGTCCTTGTAGACGACCTCTCCTAGCTCTTGAGCGTACTCTGCAAGCTTTGTGAAGTACCAAGAGTCCTTAGGCCATTCTGGAAAGCCCGCAACTTTCACCACTACGGCCCACTCGTCAAAAGAGCCTTGAGTAAACCCGATATACCCGTCGGAAAACTCTCTCATAACTCTCATACAGTCACCTCAGAATCAGCAACAAGCGAATCTACAAACCCGCGAATTTCATCAATATGCACACGCATAGAACGCCCGATATGCACTGGCTTCAACTTGCCCTCGCGAATAAGCACGTAAATTGTAGCTCTGGAAACATTCAACATCTTTGCAGTCTCAACAGCGGTATACAGTAATTTATCCATACGCACATACTAACACAACCTGCAACACCCGCAAAACTTAGCTACTGCCTATGAAGTGTAGTATTATTTTCATATGGACCAACATGGGGTATCTATAGGGGACTATTACCGCTGCAAAAAGCTTAACGAAATAGCGTGCCTTGATTGCAAAGCCATAGCAGCTGCTTATAGACGCGCTCAAATAGCCAAAGACCCAGAAAAGTATAAACAACAAGATAAAGACTATTACAAGCGGTATCCCCATAAAAAAACAGAGTGGAACCGAAGAAAAGACCGAAAAGCACGAGCACGACTACGACAAGTTAAGTCTGTTAATTTTTCTACTAAAGACGTGTTAGACCTATGGGGTACGGAGTGTCATATCTGTAATACCTCAATTGATATGAGATTAACCCGAAATTGCGGTGAACCAGGCTGGGAGTACGGTCTGCACCTTGACCACGTAATTCCTTTAGCCAAAGGTGGCCCAAATATTATTTCAAATGTAAAGCCCTCCCACGCAACCTGCAATATCCGCAAAAGCGCAAATTTGCTCAAAAACTCGGCTACTGCCTAGCTTTCTATGTATGACCTGGGTCTGAAGTCTGGTGGCCCTTTCGAACACCTGTTCGATTAAGGGTCGGGGGGTAAATGTGAGGTAGCTCACACGAGCAGGGTGTAGGTCGAGGGGTGTTGGTGGTGTAGCCTTAGGGCATAGTCAAAGTGTGACTATAACTAAACAAGGGGGCTATACAATGGATACAGATACACCAGTAACACCAGCAGTAGCTATGGAAGTAACTCTTACTCTCAGCGAGTATGACGCACTAAAATCCGAAATCGAAAATCTCAAGGGTACTAATCAGTACCATCTTAAGACACTATCGCGCCTATATAGTCAGCGTGATTCGCTCGAAACTTATCTCAAAGATAACCGCGACAACCTTGAGGAACACACTCAGGAAATCGCAAGCATCTTTGGTCTTATATTGAGTTATGACTATGTAGTAGAGGTCTTAATCAAGGCTCGATTCTCAATTACTACCAGCGATGAAATAGATGAGGATTGGGTTAGCGACAATCTTTCTGTTATCTCACTAGACGGAAAGGTATCGGATAGCGAGGAAGTTATCGAGTGCTCACACGAGGTTTCCGAATAGCCCTCGGATAAATGCGGAGCCCCTGCCACACGGCGGGGGCTTTCGCATGTCCGCGGTTGGGCGTGTCGCGGCGAAATGTTTGTGTTGGAGCCCACCCACCCAGCTCCTAACTTACTTCGTAAGGGGGTTGTTGAAGAGAAATGCCTAGTATATGTGACTTATGTCACATGGTCAGGGTGTAGGTTTCTGTAATCGGGGCAATAAACTGTTGCCGTAGGCAACACCGCCTACACCGTTTTAGGGGGCTTCTCATGGCAAATTGCCAATTTAATGTTTCTACTTCCGTCCGTCCTGACCTTTTTCCACGCGAGTGTGGGGGTGTAGCAAGGTATGCTCTTAATAATGAGGTTCTGTGCGAGTTTCACGCCAATTTTGAGTTAGGTAGAGTCGAGTGGTGTGGTGTGTGCGGTAAGCCTACAGATGAGGGCTATAGTGTAGTGCGAGCTTTTCACCGTGATGAATGTAGGTATCTCAACGCTGGCTATGATTGCTATTGTCTCGAAATGCAAGATTCCTGCTCTTGTCTCTCGGACTTAATACGCGAGGACTTGGAAATTGAGGAGGAGGGGGCAGGGGTTTAGCCCCGAATTTCCGCAGGGGCGGGCTCGCGAAAGCGGGCTCGCCCTATTTGTTTGTGTTGGACTGCCCACCCACCCAGTCACAACCCTAAAGGGAATAAGGAGGAGAGAGTTTAGGCGTGTGACTTATGTCACAATGGCAGGGTGTAGGTCTTGCTGGTGGTGGGTGGTAGGTTTCTCTTATCGGCAAAGTGCCGAACTAGTAAAGGGGGCAAGAATGCGAACTCTCGCAGAATTAGCTCAGATTGTTAAATCTGAGTGTGCTTATAAGAATTGGTACGTTTACGCTGAGCCTTACATCTCGGCTATGGAATCGCTCACGTCAATATCTGACAATTATTACGAGGACAGCGGTTCATCTATTGTTCTCTACGCATTGTCTAATCTGACATACTGGAGGGGCGATACGGCTCGGACAGTCAAGGCAGAATTAAACGCTCATCTTAAGGGGGTGAGAGCATGAGCCGTAAACACTTTCAAGCCTTAGCGGATGAGCTGAAGGCAGTCGGGGCAGACTTAGCGACATGTCAAGCAGTCGCGAGAGCTTGCCGACAATTCAACAGTAATTTTGACACGTACCGTTTCCTCAAGGCGTGCGGTCAAGAAGGTTAGCCCCCGCTAACGCGGAGCCCCTGCCGAAAGGTGGGGGCTTTCGCATGTCCGCGGTCGCGCGGTAAATGTTTGTGTTGAGCAGCCCACCCACCCAGCTCAATATATAAGGGAATAAAGGGAAGAAGAGAGTCTAAGCGTGTGACATAAATCACAATGGCAGGGTGTAGGTTTGGCTGGTTGGGGCTGTAATGTTTGATAGTGAAAGGGGGCACTAAATGACACAAGGTCAATTAGTAGAATTCTCGATATCACCGATTCAGGTTCTTATCCTTAAGCAAGGGTTGAATCTTGAAATCCGCACATGGAACACATCACGAGCACAACTCACGAAAGAATCATCTCTCCACGCTTTCACCCGTTTAACAGGTATCAACCCAGGTCGTGGCATCAAGGGGCGCGAATACGCTCTAGCAATCCTCGAAGAGTGCGAGGCACAACTACGAAAGGAGGTGACGGCGTGAGCCGTCACTTATTAGATAGTGTCTGCCCACAATGCGGAGATGATAATGACTTACTCGTGGCAATTACTGGTAAGCCTTGCGGTAAGTGTACGCGCAAAAATCATAGGAAGGCGGGGGCGTAAGCCCCCGTTTTTCACGCTCCGCGACACGCCCGAGCGCGTGGGCAAAAAATGTTTGTGTTGAGCTGCCCTCCCACCCATCTCTTTATTATGGGAATTATGGGAAGAAGAGAGTTACAGAGTGTGACATAAGTCACATAGACAGGGTGTAGGTCTAAGGGTATTGGTCAGATAGTGTTTGCCATGTCGGACAGTACACCCGACAGATTGGGGGAAGTGATGATTACATCACTCCAAGCGGAAAAGGTTTCCGCACATAGCACCACAGTTGGCAAGTCTAAACTAGCGATTGATACGGCGTATAAATTATGGCGTGAAGGTCGAGAGAGTGAGATTACCGACGATTTATTGCTTGATTTCCTAGTGGGAGTCAATAGTGAAGTCCTAGACATAAGAGATTATGTTATCGGATTACCTAATGAGTCCTCCGTTTCAGATGTTGCCGATTTCCTAGAGATTATCGGGATGTCCTTTCCTGATGGTTATAAGGCTCCTATCTATGCCGTACTTTCCTCGTTCAAGTATGAATTAGGAGATACCGCGCTCGCTAATTCGTATTTAACACTTAGTCATGGCGAAACTAAGTCTGACGCGTCTAATCTTACCAATCTACTAGCAAGATGTTATCAAGCAGGTTGGCCAGCCAGCGGATTCTCTATGATGAGAACAGAATTACATAGTACAGTAGTTGATAAAATACTAGAGAATTCTGATTTAATAATTCCTCTAGAGGAATAGCCCCCAAGCGGAAAGAACCCCTGCCCTTAGGAAAGGTGGGGGTTTTTTTTATTGCGACACGCCCGAACGCGTGGCAAGCCCGCCCGCGAAAAGTTTGTGTTGGAACTGCCCACCCACCCAGTTACCAATACAGGGAATAAAGGGAAGAAGAGAGTTTAATGTGATGTAAGTCACAATGGCAGGGTGTAGGTCTGCCCTAGTCGGTGGGATAATGTTTGGTCTACCAAGAAAGGGGGTTCAATATTATGGATAAGCCTAATATTGAAAAAATTAAACGGATGTTCGATTTAATGGATTTAATGAAAAATAATCTTGAAATTGGTAATGAGGATATGGCATGGTGGAATAATAACCTGTCAATGTTCCTTAGTTTCTTAAAAACTGTCGCTATATCTCGTTTGATTGAGGTTCACAATGTGGAGAAAGATGAGGCATCAGCCTTGATTGAAACTATTTCTCTTGTGGCGACTCAATTAGGGGCGAGTGAGTATAACGATTTTATGATGTGTCAAAAACTAGCAGAGAGTATGGGTGAATAATTATGGGTATGGATGTCTATGGTAAAACGCCGATTTCTACTAAGGGTGAGTATTTTCGCAATAATGTGTGGTGGTGGCGACCACTTTGGGATTACTGTGAGCAGATACGACCTGAGTGTTCAGAGATTGATGGTCATAGCAATAGCGGTGACGGGTTCGATAGTGAAGGGGCGATTGCTCTCGCTGAGGATTTGTTAGCGGAAATTGCTTCGGGTCGTACTGCCGAATATGCTCGTCAATATCAAGAGTCGTTGGATAGCCTTGAGGATGAACCTTGCGATTTTTGTAAAGGTGTGGGGATTGTTCAAGTTCAGGAAGGTTGGTTCGATTATGTAGAGGGTGAAGTTACTTTCCGCGACCCTTGTAATTCCTGTGATGGCAAAAAAACTAAGCGACCTTGGCAGACTCACTATCCGTTCTCGGTAGAGAATGTCCAAGAATTTGCCGAATTTTTGTTAGCTTGTGGTGGCTTCGAGATTTGCTAGCCCCCTAGCAAAAACGCGACCCGACTCCCTGCTTGGTGGGGGTCGGGTTCTCGCGTTTCGCGACACGCTTGAACGCGTGGGATGTTTGTGTTGGAAGCCCACCCACCCTTCCTAACCCTAAAGGGAATAGGTGGTGGAGAGAGTTGTGATATAAGTCACATCAAGAGGGTGTAGGTCTGCCTATTGTGGCGTGATAAGTTTTGCTTACCTAGAAAGGGGGAAGTCATGGGGCGTAATTTCGCACAAGACTTATCAGTATCAGTTCCATTGGAAGTTGGAGTCAAGGTTCATTTGACGGGTAATTTTTATCCGCCTATTCCATCAAGCATGGTTATACCATGTATTGAGGCTCTCTATGCTGTGGCAGAGGGTGACAGCTATCGGCAGATTGAATTGCCTAGTCCTGTCACTTTCAAGGGTGAGGCAACGGCACCTGCTAACGCTATTGTTGAGCAACACCATTTGGAAGAGTTCCTTAACACTATATTGGAGGTTGAAGATGTCATTGAGTAATTATCCTCCTGGGGTATCGGGTAATGAGCCCGCTATTTCTGGATATGATGAGTCTGATGGAGTTCAAGACTTAGAGTGCGAATGTGGGTTTTCGGGAGAAATACCTACTCTCGAAGTCTACGAGCATGGGGTAGTCTATTGGACGGCAGATTGGACATGCCCTGATTGTTCTGAGAGTTATAGTTCTGGGGGAGAATATGACCCCGTTGATTATGACAATTGGGAGCGTGACTAACGGGGTTTTAGTGAGGTAGTCACCCCCTGACTACATAGCGGGTTCTGTTTCTAGGCAGAGCCCGCTATTTTTTTAGGTGACGACCTTGACGACCTTGACGACCTTTGTCGCGAGATTGCCCGCTGCGAAAATATGTTTGTGTTGGCCCTCCCACCCCGTTTAATATTATAGGGAGTATGGAGTAAGAGAGATAAAACTAGAGTGTGATGTATGTCACACGCGGAGGGTGTAGGTCTTAGGAGTTTGGTGCGATAGGTTCTGCTATGTAACTGAACAACAGGGTTCTGTTACAGATAAATAAGGGGGGTTCGCCTTATGGCAACCACAAGGCTCGTAGTTGATAAGACGCTACTTATCGCTAAAATTGAAAGAAAACAGGCTGATACTCTCAAAGAATATGAGAGAGAGGTTAAGGCTTATGAAAAGGCGAAAATTGCTTATGAAAAGTCCATAACCTTATATGTCAAGAAAGTGTCTTCCTTGCTTGCTAAGAGTAATGAGATTACCTATGCCAATGTGTCTGACGATTGGGAGTGGGTAAATAACGCTCGCCAAAGTACAGGTGTTGATATTCGGCTAACTATCAAGGGCATTTTCGCCTCTGAGTTTGACACTATGCCTAATAAGCCTAGTGAGCCGATTAAGCCTGAAAATAACAGTAATTACAATGAACGCGCAAATATGCTCTCTTATCTTGAGATGACTAGCAAAGATGAGATTGCTCTACCTGTCGATTGGTCGAAACAGTACCTCTAAGCGGAAAGGCTGGGGGGCGGGCTTAAAACCCGCTCCCCGCTTTTCGCGGGGCGCGTTTGTTTGTGTTGGCCCACCCTCCCATGTCCATTTAGGGAATATATATTAAAGAGAGTTCACTGTGACCTAATTCACACCATCAGGGTGTAGGTCTGCTAGATATAGCGAGATAAGGTCTACCTATGGAACTTAAAAGGTCTAAAGATGTCAAAGTGGCTAATAGCCTCACGCCTAGCGGGTCTGCTCGCATAGGTAATTCCTTCGGCTTGCCTAGTGGCAAGGCGTATTCCTGTCCAGGAGCTACTTCTATCTGTGAAAGTATCTGTTACGCAGGCAAACTAGAAAAAATTAGGCCTAGCGTGAGAGATGTGCTCATGTATAACTATAGCCTATTGAGAGAGGCTAAGAGAGATACCATGATTAACCTACTTAATAGCATGGTTATCGCATTTGAGAGTGAATGTGAGAAATGGTCTGCCGATAAGAAATTCCGCATCCATTGGGATGGAGATTTTTTCTCCATGACCTACACTGAGGCGTGGGCTCATGTCATTAAGTCTCATCCTAATATTATATTTTGGGTATACACGCGTAATTCGCATAGCGCGAAATTTCTCCATAGCTTAGAGCTAACAAATTTAAGCCTATATTTCTCCGCAGACACTGAGAATCTGTCAACGGCGATGGAATTAAAAGATATGGGGATATCAATAGCGATGTTAGAAGAGACATTTGCCGACGGTAAGGCGATTTTACCCCGAGCTGCAATGTGCCCCGAGAATCGTAAGCAAATAAGCTTAAAAGGCGCCTGTATCGCCTGCAATATATGCGTGAAAGGAGGCAAGGACGTGTTGTTCTCCATCAAGAAGAGGTAATCCCTCAGCCCCAAAGCCCCCGCGCCGCGTGCGTGGGGGCTTCTTGGCGTGCTCGCCGCTTGTTTGTGTTGGCCCACCCACCCCATTCTCTATTGGGAATAGTGTGTGAAGAGAGTTGTGACCAATCTCACACTGCTAATTCGGCGTGTCGGCTTGATTTTGCAGAACTAGCCTGATATGCACGATTATGCGACATGAAATGTCGACAAATCAACATATCTGCTTATTGCTTTATAGGCAATTTTGGCTACTGCCCACAATGTCGACAAAGCGACACGGGCACCACCAGATATTTGAAGCCGTCTCAGGCTTGTTATGTGATAAGTACCACAGGCAATAGATAGCCACAAAAGAGATAAGAGATAAGAGAGCAGAGAGAGTGAGAGAGCTAAAGAACAAGAGCGAGAGAGCGAGAGCCAAAGAGATGTGACCTACTTCACAGAGAGAGGGTGTAGGTATTGTCTGCTATATATGGCATTATCAGCCATAACCCAATGAAAGGGGCTTATAAATGGCAAATAGCCTAAGTGTTCTCATTATCGGCAAGAGGGAAGGTCAAGGGGTATATCAGACCCTTCTAGTCCCTGTATCTAATGGTATCTCTATCTATCATAGAGAATATACTGGTCAACGTGGTCGCGGTTCAGCTTGGCGCGAAATTTCCTTAGAGGAGCTCCCTGAGGTAGAAGCGAATTGCTATATGTACGCCTTTCCTACTACTGCTAATAATATCTTACAGGTTGAGAACGGCATTATCACTCCCCTAGCCTCTCGCATTATCAACCAATGGGCTGAATACGAGCACCCAACTCACGACGACTTGGAGCCGTATTCCATAGCGGTTGAACTGTTCTATAAACGTTTGCTTATTGGTGATTCCTCTATCAATACCTATCGTATTGACGGTGGGCATACTGATATTAAACCAATCAGCCAAGCCCCAATTTCCCCACAGGCAACCGCTAAGACCGATACCCGTCAAAGCACGACCTCCAATGAAGTAGTTCTTGCCCAAGTTCCCGACAAGAAGTGGGCTACAGAGTATGTCCAGCGTAAAGTGCTAGGCAACCTCTCGGAGTTCGATATCTACGACTCCGCTATGGCTAACGCTGAGAACGTGCTTGTATTCGGTCCAACAGGCTCGGGTAAGACGATGAGCGTTTTAGCCTATGCCTCAGCCCGAAATCTCAATTACTATAATATTTCCAGTCACAACGGCTCAGAGCCTTCACAGTGGATTGGTCAATGGATTCCTACAACAGACGGACACTATGCTTGGCAAGACGGTGCAGTTACCCAAATTGTCCGAAATGGCGGTGTATTGCTTCTCAATGAGGTTAACTTCCTCCCTGAGCGCGTGACAACCGCTATATTCTCACTCCTCGACGACCGACGTGAGATTCAACTAATGGGCAAAGACGGCGAAATTATCAAGGCTCACCCAAACCTTCTTATTGTCGCTGATATGAACCCAATGTACCGCGGAACCCGACCACTAAATGAGGCGTTCAAGAACCGCTGGGCGCATAAGTTGGAGTTTGATTACGACCCTAAGATTGAGAAAGCTTTGGTCAAATCAAAGTCGCTCATCGAAATGGCGAACGCGCTACGCGAAAGCCACATCAAGGGCGAACTAGCCACGCCAGTATCTACGCGCGACCTAGTTACTTTCTCACGAAATGTCGAACGTCTAGGGTTGGATTACGCGATGTATTCCTTTCTCAACGGCTTTAATGTAGGCAAGGAGCGTAATGCAGTCCGTATGACGGTCGAGAATACCTACAAGGTCAATATTGCCAGCGACTTCGGTATTAAAATCGACATTACTTTCCAACCTGATGAGGGGTTCTCTTGCACTGAGGAATTCGTAGGAGGTACCCTCTAATGACACACGCTCATTTAAAGCTTCAGAAGGAGATTACTGTCGAATTTTTACGCGCCAACTGGGAAATCATTGACGAGGAGTTCGGTGTTGATACGGTCAAAAACCTTCTAAATGATGATGTATATACGATTCACGAATATGAGCAATTATTAGTAGAAATCGACTGCTTTATCCGCTCAAAAGATTCGGCTTTGATATCAGCTACAAAAGTGTATACCAAGTTCGACCGTATCCTTACTGGTGAGGATATTACGGTGCAAATCGTAACGCCCGAAATCCCTACACAGGTGTCGGCTTGGAACGACGGCAAAAATATCTCGTTCAACCGTGAAGTCGTGAAGTTGCTATCGGAGGAGGATATTCCTAGCCTTCACGGAATTAACTATCACGAAATCTGCCATAGCCTTTACACGCCTAGAGGTGGGTCGGAGTTCGTTAAGTGGGTAATTGAAAACGACTTTATGAACGCCTTTAATATATTAGAGGACCAACGTATCGAGTTACTTATGACGGCTCGTTTTCCCAGCGTTCGATTCTTTCTTGAAGCTAACGCACTGCGATACGTCATGTTGGAGTCCGAAAGTGCTGATTCGTTCATATTAATTCATGGCAGAAAATATATGGACTTTGGGATTCGCCAACGGATTACTTCAATGTTCGTAGATAATTATGGACAGGAACTCGCCAAATCCGTTGCCGACATCATCGACGAATATATTTATCTTACCTTTCCTGACAATAATTACTTAGCCAAAGCACTCATCAAACGGTTTGCAGATATCGTGGGCACAGGTAATGATATGCCAAAAGGTAACGGTAGTGGCGGAGTTCCTGGCCAGGAAATAAGCGATAAACAGGGCGATAATTCTGCTGGTAATAATATTAAAATCAGTAGCCCTTGCGGTGGCAAAGACAACCCACTTACTAAAGGTCGTGCTACTAGCGGAAAAGCTCAGGAGCAGGATTCCAAGAAAGCCGAACAGATGTTCGGTAATGCTCCAGAAGTATCATTAACAGGTAGTAATTCAGATAGCGGTTCAGGTGATGATAATAATTTTGATACCACTAATAATGATATAGAAAACGAGCACCAATACTCAGAAGCCGACCACAAGTTAGCTGACCAAATCAACGAGCGCATTAAAAAACTCAAAACAAACACGCACGTTGCCCAAGAAATTCAACAGTTCCGTGAGTCCGTGTATCTCAACGACGAATACAACGGTACTCTCGGTCGCTCTAACACATCTAAAAGTTCGGTTATGGAGGATTATCGTCACGCTTCAGATGAGTTTGCGCGTGAACTCGAACGCTTAGAATTAGATAACGAGCAGTCGTGGGTACGCGAAGTTCCTCAGGGTCGACTTAATGTCCAACGCACTATGAACTCAGGTATCAACGACCTGTATCGTATGTTTGACCGCTGGGAGGAAGCTGATTATTCTACAGAAATGGAAGCGGTAATTCTTGTAGACTGCTCAAGTTCAATGAGCGGTCGTGTTCTCCACGCTTCCCATGCGGTATGGTCTATCAAGCGTGGGCTTCAAGCACTTAACGCTAACACCACCGTATATTCTTTTAATAGTAATAGCCGTTTAATGTTTAGTGCTGATGAGGATACAGACCCCCATGTAGTTCCAGTACTTCACACAAACGGAACTACAAATCCAACTGGTGCACTTACGGAAGCCGAACAAATATTTGATATGACTTCGCGCTCTACCAAATTACTATTCATCATAACTGACGGTGGATTTGATAATTCTGAACCTTGCGATGATGTAGTAAAACGACTCAACGACAAGGGAGTCATTACCAGCACCGTGTTTATTGGTCACATCTACGAAGGGTTTGATGAAGTAGAGTCCATTGAGCAGTATCGACACTATGCCCAGTTCTTTAATGTTATTACTGAACCTCGTCACTTGGTGGAGATTGCCAGCGATATCGTTAAGGCACAGATTGGAGCACGTCGATGAACGACACAGAAAAAAATATTCAACTTAATACTATTAAATTGGCAAAAGAAATATTATGGCAATTAGTACCTAATGCCCAAACCAAACGAGTCATAAAAAAATTGGAGGAGCAAGAACGTGCGATTACGCAAAATATCGAACAATCGTGAGCTACAAAAAATTATGCGGGTAGCCGTATCAGAGGGTTGGAGGTTGGAAAAAAGTAACGGTGGTCATATTAAATGGATAAGACCTGACGGATTTATATATTTTTCATCGCAAACTCCAAGCGATGTACGAGCTTTATACAAAATACGAGCAGCATTACGAAAGGCAGGATTAACACTATGAAAGATGAATTAATATTAGGCGAATATGTCCCAAACGAATTAATTTGTAAGAATCGAAAGTGGACTCATATCGCAGGAGTTAACGAAGGTGATTGTCGGGAGTGCGATAGATATGTGGAGAACTTTAATGAATAATCCGTATGACGGAACGCAGTTATGCGCCCAAACAGACTCCGAAGTGTTCTTTCCTTCTAACAACTTTCGACGTAAGCAGGAGGTAGCACTTGCAATAAGTATCTGTAACAAATGCCACTTAATCGAAGCTTGCCGAAAATACGCAGACAGTCACGTCGGTACTTATGGCGTGTGGGGCGGTAGAGTTTACGACGGCACAGGCTATGAGTCGCCTGTGACAGTTGTGTCTAAAAGAAAAGTAGCGTAACCTATGGGATACAAACTTTACACAATTAAGGAACTTATAGATGTAATTTATGAGGATAACTTAGGACACTTTGAGTTTGATGAGAATATGGGTGGTGATGAGTGTGATTGCCATATCCACACCACCATTAAAACTATCGTAAAGTATTGGGAGGAATAGTGCAGACTTTTTTGCCATACCCCGACTTTGAACAAACCGCGAAGAGCTTGGATAACAAGCGACTCGGTAAGCAACGAGTAGAGGCGTATCAAATATTAAATGTGTTAGCAGGTAATACTAAAGGCTGGCGAAATCACCCTGCTGTTTTAATGTGGCAGGGGTTCGAGCCAGCCCTTAATAAATACGGATTTATCATCTGTCGTGAGTGGATTCATAGAGGTTTTAATGATAGTCTATTACCCAAGTTCACAAATAATGCCAACACAAACTTTCCGCAGTGGTTAGGTGACGCAGAGTTCCACATCTCCCACCAATCAAATTTGCTGCGAAAAGACCCAGAACATTACGGCCCTCAGTTCCAGGTAAGTAATGATATTCCGTATTATTGGCCAACTAAAATAAAAAAATATAAGGAGAAAATATAATGGCAATAAAGAAAAAAGAAGTAGAAGTTCACCTAACAGTTGACAAAATTCAAACTAAAGGCGGTGCTTGGTTGATTACAGGAGCACTACTTGAACAAACCGCAGAAAATGATTTTTTGGAAAGTAAAACAGTTTACTCAGCCACAACAAGTGCGTCGGCAGGTAAAAGAGAGGCTAAAGCTTTCTTGCTTTCTTGGACAGGTAAAAAGTCTGTTAAATGGGTTGAGGATAACTTTGTTAACGAAAAACCTCAATCATTTAAAGCAACTATTAGAGTAAAAGTGGCAGTTTAATGACTAAAAATAAAATAGTCCTTACTCGTAAGGATTATGATTCTAATGTATTCTTCAATGAAGATGGAGAAAGCATTAATTTAAAAGAGTGGTGCGCTTTATCCAGCGGTAAAATATTTAATAGAAAGCACGATTTAAATGGGTATTTAATTATTACTAAATGGGTTGGAGTAGATATGCCAACCCATACCCCAGTCAATAGCTCATATAACCGCTGGACACCTAATGAACCCCCTTTAATATTTCAAACCGTAGTGTTTGACTCTGATATGAACTCAGTGCATTTAGAGAGATATTCTACCAAGTACCAAGCCTACGAAGGTCACGACAACTTAAGAGAGAAATATTTAGGGATGTGGTAAAAATAGAAAAGCCCCCTTTCGGGGGCTTTTTTATTTGCTTGCTTATTGATTATCTTTAATCAACTTAATCTCGCAAGCGTCTGTAGTGCAGTAGTTTTCGCCAATAGCGTCGGCTGCCATACCAGCGTATACACCCGAAAAGTCAATAGGAAATAATTTCATTGTATAGTCATTATATTTTTCCTCATCTATTTGAGTGTAAGGCATTTGCGGATATACCGCATTTCCTGAAGGTAAGAAAGAAACGGTCTTAAGTTGTCCGTCGTACATGTGAAGCACAGTCCCAACGGCAGAAGCCTCAGTCTCAGGGTCAAAAGAAATGGTTACTGATACTGAATTGTCTGACCAGTATCGTTGAGCGGTAGCCGCGAGAGCCATCTTTTCAAAGATAGAAACATCTTTCTCTGAGCGAACCGCTTCTGATTTAACTGGAAAGAACACCACAGAAGTACCCTCAGGGTCCTCACTTGCAGGTTCAACTGTGTATTGAGCCAGTTTAAAGAGAGGTAGCATTGGGTCGCCATTACGAAAACGAATAGCGCGTAGAAAATATTTTCCGCCAACAGTCCAGTGAACCCCTGGAGATTCACCAGCTAGGATGCTCACGGTTCCTGAGGGCTTAACTGTGGTCATTTTAATAGATTCACGAATACCAAGCCACTCTGAATATATTTTATCGTAGGAAGTAACAGTAGAATAACCTGTATCCATCCAATCGCGCAGCATTGGCAAACCCTTGCTGTCGGCAAAGTTAGCGATACCTGAAATAGAAGTTCCTATACGACGGTTACGTTGCATAATCGCATTTGTTTCCTCCCAATGAGTCGGGAGCAAAGTAACAGTCTTGGCGTAAAGGTAAGCAAACTTAAGTGTTCGCTTAAAATCTTCTAAAGAATCATGTCGGTTAACATAGGTCTCTACCAAAGTACAACATTCAAAAGACTCCAAAGATTGCTCGGCACACGGGTTGTAGCCTGAAGCTCGCCAATCTTTATTATTTTCAGGGTCAATTAAACGACCATATTTACGGGTGACATCCATCCAGATTACCCCAGGCTCACCGTTGCGAGCAATGCCGTCAATAATATTAGACAAGTCATCTCCTACATTTACTGCTACAGAATTGTTGCTCATCCAGGCCCAACCAGGAGCTTCTGGGTTATAAGAGTTGCGTTCTGGATATACATCTGGGTTCTTTAGATTTAAAAAATCTTGGTCATCTACGCGACCCATAAACAATTCAGCACTACGGCGAACATTTCCAGATACCACGCAAACTCCAATTAGATTTCCAATATCAGCAATATCTACTCGGGTTAATTTTTCTCCAGCACGACCGTTAAATATTTTACGAATATGATTGTGCAACTTAATTAACGGCTCAGGCCCCGCAGCGGTACCTCCAAAGGTTGCAATCGGAGCTCCTTCTGGTCGGATGAGTGAGTAGTCGAATTTAGGGCTCTTCGAATCTGGCTTAAGGTAGGAATTGATGAGGGTGGCAGCGCTTTCAACCCAGCCTTCACGGGTGTCTGGGATGACAATAGAGTCGGTATCGGGTTGAGGTTCATAAATAGTAAAGTCCTTATCTGCACCCTTATCATCAAAGCCAACGCCCACTCCGAGCATTGAGGCTTCCATAAGAAAAGCGAATGGTTTAGCGGGATTTAATTTGGTCATTTCTGCGGTAGATACGAACGAGCAGTTCTGCAAAGCTGCTGAGTTTTTTTGTTCATTGACGATAGGTGTACCCATAACCCAAAGTCCACGACCTGGCGGTGTCCACTTTAACTTGAACATGCGGTCAAAAGCTTCTTTAGCTGAAGACTGCGCTTTAGAGTCATTCCAAGGTAATCGTTGGCTTTTACAGTGGTCTTTTTGAATAGAGTACATCCCATTGATAACTCGTTCGCAAACATCTGTCCATGTTTCTTTGGTTCCATCAGGCTTTATTCTTGAGTAAGTTCGAAGAAAAGTAATCTCGCCCACGCTGTTTCCTGCCGCGTCTTGGTAGCCCCAAGGAACTTTCTCATTTTGGTAACTAGCTACAAAATCCTCAGCTAAACGGAAAGTCAGCATGTATATCTCCTCTTATTGTTATCGTAAATAGAAAATCCCGCGTTGGCGGGAGGTATTAATTTTATCGTAGCCAAACTTACTCCGCAGTAGAACCAATGTCTAATTAATGGAGCAGTGTCGATTCACCATAGAAATTGGCTTATTATCATATAACTATTCTTCAATAGATTGCTGGATAATACGCGTTGTTTGGTCCTCATCCAACCCATTATTAGGTAGTTCTTTTAGGGCTTGTGCCTTATCTCCAAATATAGAAGACAACACACCTGCCCCTCCTTGGCGCTCTACAGTCATTCTAATAAACTCTCTAGAGTCATCCAATTCTTTAACAGTTTTAATTAACTTAAACAAACGGTCGATTTCTTGCGATACATTCGGGTCAGCGTATCCGCCGCTCATTTCCTCAGCAAAACGCATAAAAGCAACGCGTTGACCTTGCATTTCAATTATTGTGTTAATTAAACTCTTAAGTTGTTCTTTAGTCTTTACCTCTACTGGTAAGTTAAATGCACACATGGTTTGAGGCTTAAATGCGGGACAGTTAGAAGCTACAAAGCAAGTATCGCATGCTCTTAAAGTACTTGAATTTGACTTTATAACAGGAACTTCTTTAATTACATCCTTGCCATTTTCATTCTCAATTACCTCTTTAAACTCATACCCAAATACTGGTAGCGCAACCATTTCAGATGGGTTTCTTGGTTCAAGTTTCCGTACATCAATACCCTTCTTATCAGCATCGCTGGGGGTACTTTCCTCAAATAAAGACTCATCTAAATCGTCACTGTTATCATATAACTCATAGCCGTCTGAACCATTATTGTTAATCATGCTTAGTTTTATCTCCAATTGTTGGTATGACCATACGGCTAATTTACAAACCTCTCTATCATCGTCTTCCATAATCTTATCGAAATCAACACCAGACTTTTCGTACACTTTACGATATCTTGTACGGGCTTGGTCTTTCATTTTCTTTGGGTAACGGACTAAACGAGTACCGTCCCAAACTATAGTTTCGCCTCTAGTCATAGGGGAAATCCACGATAAAGTCGAAGCTGACTCAACACAAACTTGTCGTAAATTATCAGGTTTAGCACAAGCTAGGGCGTGAAAACGAGTGCCATATTGACGCAACCGACGGGTTTCAGAAGCTAACCAAGTAAACTCCTCTATACTTTCGCCCGATATACCTATATCTAAATATTTTAGGGCTAACTCTTCAAGACCCTGTTTTCCAGTCTCTGTAGCCCATACAGGTAAGAATTTAGACGGCGTAACCTCAGACCAACAAGTCCTACGTTGTTCCTCTATAAAGGCTTGGCTAAGCTGTGGATGGGTAACCTCTGTAAACATATTAATACGGTCTATATTATTTGCCACAAACTCTTCGTACTCGGCGGCAAAGGCTTCTAGCTGCAGTCGGTCTAAATTCTCTCCCCGTGGTATACCTGGATGAACAAATATATTCATATTAGGGCTAAAATAATTTGATAACAGATAAGCCTTAGTTTTAGGCATCCCACGCTTTGTTAGCCGCCAAAAGCTGACGCCAACATGGGAGGCCCCAGATTCTTCCAAAATGGTTCTATTACTAGGGACTTCGGCACCCAAATATATTATGTTCAAGTTCGTGGGTCTTCCATAAATAATTCCTGTTGTCGGTCTATGGCAGATGTAATGTCTTCCCATTTACGGCGGCCTTCAGAACTATCTGGTCGGCTGGCTGGGTCTGCGTACAACGGGTTTAGGAATAACATTACGGTAAACCCGCGCTCTAATAACTCTTTAGCCAGCTCAGGGTCTGCGGTGATAACCATCGACAACTTGCCTTGTCCCTGAGAACGAATGTATTCTGCCTGACTAATCTGCAAGGTGGGGGCTACCATAGGTACCTCATCGCCCACAATATCGTCAAACTGCTTTAAATTATGAGTACGCAGCCATTGGTCACCTTCAGACTTACTGTCAGCAGCTAGAATTATTTTAATATTTTCTTTTGTACTACGATAAAAAGCCATTGACTCGCGAATCGGAACTTTTTTCCCGTTTCTGAGTACTCCGTCTAGATACATTAATAAAGCCACGTATTTACCCCAAATTATTTGTTAGTAGTGATTGCTCTCCGCAATAACGTATCGGTTGTTGGCAGTTCTGCTCCGTAAGTGTTTTCTTCATATGTTTTTTTAGCAGATTCAGACATATCTTTTAGCTTTTTTAAAGCTGGAACGATTCCCATTTCTTTGTGGGATTGCCAACGATAATTAGCATAATCTAAATATCCTTGACCACTTTGGCTAAAGGCTACTCTACGACCTAAATGTATAGAATCAAATAAAGCAGCTCCCTGCTGTACAGCTAGCTGTAGCTCGTTCTCTGCATTTAATTTGGCTGAAGGATTTGTAGCTGCATGAATTTTATTTAAAGCCTGAGTGTAACGGCTTAATATTTCTAATGCCATAGATTTATCTCTTATAATTTTTACGTCCCATTCGGGTTTGTGCTTTGTCTCTATTAACTGAGGCTCTACAACCCAAGTATCGTCCGTCAATGAATAGGCGGCATACGGCTTAATATTTTTAATATCTGTCTGCACATTTACATAAAAAGTTAACTCAAAAGTGTTTAAAAAATGCTCAGTATCTGGCCAAATGTAATTCCGAAATTCGGAATTTAACATATTAGCTATTTCTTGGTTGCTAAATCCAGCGTATTTATCATTTGATTGGCGAAATATAATATAATCAATGCCAACTAAACAATCCAAATCTGCTGGCTCTCTGGCCGCTGCCCATTGGTAGGATGCTCCAGAACCTGCTATCCAAGCGTGTGTCCAAGACTCAGCGCTTTGGTAAGTATTATTTAAATACCCAAATAAAATACTAAGGATGGCGTCACGAACGTTGGGAATAAGTTTGCCGCTGCGAAATAGACGGGGGTCTAAGTGAGTTTCGGGCTTGCTAAAGTAAGAAGTAGAACCAGGCTCAATATCCACTGGCTCAGCTTGCTCGCTCAATAACTCTTGGTAATCCATTCCCTAATACTACTGGATTATTCCTTTTCTCTACGCTTTATCTCTGTTGAAATGTGATATCGTTTAGTTACTTCAGGAGTATCAACTTTAGTCGGAGCCATATATCCGCATGATTCATGCGCTTCTACAAACTTTTGTGCCCATAGTACGGCTAACGATTCGTTTTCTTCTGTTTCAATATGCACGTTAGCCATGCACTGGCAATTCATTTCGATGAACATAGTACCGCCTAAGTTTGTAGTTACGCCATGTCTTTTCTATCACGTAAAGTTTGACGTATCTCACCCGTTTTTTTCTAGCTATCCTCGTTATTTTTTTCAGTTAATTTACGTAATAAAACTTCTGCTATAGCAGTTTGGTGCATGGATTCAAGTAATTCAGACATTGCGGTCTTTATATCTTGTTTTGTAGCTAAATGGTCAACAATAAACGATATATCTAAGGCTGGTGTAGCGTGAAACGACCCGTCAAATGTTTTATAAACAATAAACGCCGTCTCTACATCGGGGCTTTCTTCTTTAGTTGGTAATTCTTCCATTAGTATAGCCCTCGTTCTTCATATGCTTTCTTTTGGTTATACATTTTAACTGGACAAAAATCGCATAAATAAACTTTAATATTAGATTTGCCTAAGCCTTCAGCAGCACGTTCTTTAGATGTGCCTGGGTCCAAAAGCTTACGCTCAGATTTGTAATCGTCGCATTGACCTTTAGGACTGTTATGTAGTTTCCAACATGACATCGCGTCTTGACTATAAGTATCTTTTAGTCCATAAAATCCTGTACCAAAAACGTCCAAACCTTGAGACGCGCCTTTTCCAAAAAAAGTTTCACGAAGCTGCTCTACGACACCATCTTTATACTTTTGAGTCATCCAAACAGCAAATTGCACATCCATTAACGGGGCGCCTACATGGTCTGGATGCCTATCGGCAGCTTGTTGTACAAATGGATTATCATCCTGCTTGTACTTACCCTGGCCAAGATACTCGCCAGTTTTAGTATACGGAAGCTCTTCAATTGTTTTGCAAGTTTTGCAAATTAAAAGGTTGAAACGCTCATTCTCAATGTCTTCCATTTATACTCCTAATATTAGACAAGCTAAATAATACTACAAATAATATTTAAATGTTTATTCTTTTTCGCGCTGAACGTCTACACTGTTAGGCATATCACAGCCGTTTGGCCCGCAGGTTACATCGCCTTCGTCATACCCAACTTCATTGTTGCAGCCTGGATTTGCACAAGGAGCTGCTGAACCGTGCGGAAAGGCACCTCGGGTAGCCTGTGTTCGGCCCCGACCAGTTCCCTGAACAATGTTCCAAAAAGTTGTGCGATGAGCTTCTTTTTTAGGCCCAGGTTTTTCTCTACGAAATCCCTCTAATGAGGAGTTTATCATGCGGTTTTCGTGGTCATTTGGGTCGCGAAAATATCCTGGAGTGCCGTAAGACTCATTTATTTCCTTATCAATTGCAGCAGACCTAGCGTCACGGGCAGCGCGTTCTGCATCTAGTTTACGCGCTTTTGACGCACGGCTATCTTGAGGTTCTTCATCCCACTCAAAATCACTCACTTACTTACCTCCAGTCATAGTATTTATTATTTTCCGTTGCTTGCGCCAACGGTTAACCATATTAGCCTTTTGCTCCAGAACCCTTACCAAACTTTTCATGCCAACGTTGCACCCAGGGGATATATTCCTCTTCACCCCAGCCTCTCGTGGCTTCAAAAGCACGAGCTAAAGCAGGGGAAACTAAAGGTTTACCTAGTTTTTCTTCATCATCGTCTGGCTTGTCATTATCAGGAAATTGTGATGGATTACTCTTCATCTTCTTCTCTTACCATGTTAACGTGAGGCTTTGCAGTAATAACAGCCTTCTTAGTATTGGGACTTGTTTGTTGGTAGGTAATGCGTGGGTTATTGTCAGAACGCTCCCACCCTAGGGCTTTTCCCATATTTTGTAAGACGCGGGTTTCGTCTTTTTCTCTACGGTGCGGTAGTTTCATTAGTTACCTGCTGGATTTACCATGCTTGGCTCTTCAGAATTGATGAAGCCATAGTTGAAGTATGGGTGAAGGTCTGCGCGGTTCTTAACGACCAACTGGTCGCCTTGTCCTGTCGCTACCTCTGTGTTAGGACGACGCTTACGATACTTACCGTCTGTTGCGCCCTCTTCAAGTGAGGTGTTCTCTGAACGTGCGTGGCGAACTGTCATTGTGCCATCCTATTCTTTACTAAATTAACTTTCTTTTTACGGGCACAGCTTGGGCAGTGCTCCGAAGTTAATGCCTGAACTGGGTTCAAGGTTAGCCCGCAACTGATGCAAGGCTTAGACCCATTGTAGTACGTTTCTTTCAATTTTTGTTGCGTTTCTAAGGACACATCTTCCGCTCCAGCCATGCCTTCGCCTGTGGAGTCGGTCAATAAACCTGGGTCGTATGCCATTAAATTGAATCTCCTAAGGTATTTCGGCTGCTTGATTGCTGTGAGTTAGGCTTCTGCGAGAAGTCTGATTCCACACGTTGAGCTGCAGGGCGTCCACGTAGCTCTACAATATCTTCAATTCCCACTTCTGTCGTGGGATACCCAAACTTTTCTGGAAATAATTGTATTTGTGGAAGGTTTGGACGAACATATTCTTGAATCTCTTCGCTTGTCATAGTGCCTACCGCTATGGCTTGGCTAATCATACGTTCCTGGTTACTTTGAAACGGACCTATATATTCCTGCGGAGGATACGCCGCTTCAGCAGGGGCAGTCCAAGGATGACGACTGTATACTCCGTCTGCATATTTACCTGCCATTATGCTTTCATCTCCCTTGGGGGATTGTAACTACGTTTACGTTCTTTAATTATACCGTTTACATCTCTAAATTTACTTATACCCGTCACTTTTACGGGTGACCCTTGTTTGACTGGTACTTCTTTTTCTGACGTATCAAAATTTCTTACGCCGTTTTCTTTAAGTATATTTTTGTCACCTTCTACTGAGCTGATGGGAACTTCGCCGTGAAAAACTATACTGTCGTGAGCATTGCGCTCTAAACCTGAAAATAAAGCTGCCATCTCGGGATTAGTGCTCCAATGCGTACCTAAATTAGGACTTACGGTGTAGTTGTTTCTACTATTAAGTTTAATTCCGCGATGAACTTCTGTGCTCAGCTCAGGTTGACGCCATTTATCAAGTTGGCTTTGATTGGGTATCACTCACGCTCACCCGTATAAGGGTTACGACCTGTAGCTGTTAATTCAAAACCTGAAGTTGGTCTGGAAATTGGGGCATCATCAACTGTACTTGGAGCCTGAGGCAGGCCAGTTTCAGAATGAAATGTTGAGCGTCTACCGCGGTCAGCTACATTTCTAATACCTGTAGCCACTCTAGAAATATTTGCGTCTGAAGCAAGGCCATTTACAACCGTACCGATTACTGGAGGAAGCATTCCAACAACAAGACCTCTAGCAATTTCTGAGGCGCCCCCGCCCTTTGCTACAGCTTTACCTACATGATAAACAGACCTAGTAAGTCCCATAGTTAGTACCTCTCAGGGTCCCACTCACCAAAACGGTGACCGTGAGAATCTTCGTCTCCTGGTCTTACTCCGCCTGGTTCAGTTAGGTATTTCCAAGTCAAATGGCTGTATCGACGACGCTCGTCCTTAGCTCTATCTCTTGGAGATTCTGGCTCTTCGTCGTCCCAAGTTGGCATGTTATCTGACATATTAACTCCAGGCTGGTCTCATGCGTGAGAACTGGTCTACACGGCGCTTATTAACTACCATCGGTGAATCACTGCGAACGTTGGGGCCAGCTTTTCCATCGTTTGGTAAATGAGGTGCGGGTGCGAGTGTTGCTTTATCAGAATTGCGTTTAACCATAACAGTAGTACCGTTAATAACGCCGCGCATCTGCCGCCTAATTCCGCGGTCGGCTTCTAATCCACCTGGATAATAATAATCAGAGGGGTCAATACGCTCACCGCGATGAACGCCGCGTTGGTATGAACGTTGACCTGCACGTACCTTTAACCCATCAAGTACCTGCTCAGATACACTATTTGGACGACCTTTATCATCTCGTCGTGTACGAATTGTTCCAAGATAACCATCTGGATACTCCGCAGAAGGCTCTCGTCCTGTACCAATACGAAGGAAGTCAAGTTCAGAACGCGCTACTGGGGTGCCGCCACCGCCGTAATTGGTGTAAGTTCCAGACATGCCTCCAGCACCAAGGTACTGAATATTTTGATGTGTACTAGGCATACCATATATGGTACGCCTATTTAGCTATTCTCCAGCCTTAAACTCTACACCTTCATGAACTGCCCAACCATCCATAATATGAATTGGTTGTAGAGTAAAGTGTCCATCATCTCGAATCCAACCAATCATAATTCCCTGTTGCCAATCTTCCCAATGTTTTACTGGACGTCCTTGGTCATTTACGCCTCCCCCATAAGAAGGAACTGCACCATCTATTCGGCATAGGCACCCTGGACTAGCTGAAACACTACGAATAGGTCCGTCCTGATTTGCTACAGTTTTGTACTGTAGTTCTTGTCGATGGGCGTGTCCGAAGACTGTCGAGATGTGGGGGTTTTTGTTGACATAAGCTGATGCTGTCGAACCATTTGAGCGAACCGTGGTTCCATGAATTGCTCGTAAGCTTTTGGTGAGCCAATACTCTCCTGCAGGGTAAGCTCCCACATACTCCACATTTAATTCCTCCAAACGTAATAGATACGGCAAGGACATAACGGGCCAATCTTCTGGCGTTGCTCCTGCGCGTTTAATTCCTTTTGACGCCATTGCATTTGCTATAACATAGCGTTGCATTCGACAGTCGTGATTACCTTCTAATAATATAATTTTAGCATTTGGGCAAGTAGCGCGTTGCTGTGCTAATAATTTATGACCATAGTCTAAAGCAGGCTGCACTGTGTGGGCAAACATTTCTTCTTGTGCATACTTACCCATAGTTGGCAAGTCTAAATAATCTCCTAAATGAATAATTTTATCTACGCCGTACTCATCTTCTAAGTAACGAAGTATTTGAAAATGCACATCAATCGCTGCTTCATCATGAAACGGGTCTAATGTACCATCTTCATATTTACGATACCCAATTTGTGGGTCAGGTACAAAAACAACCAAATTGTAATCATGTTTGGATTTAGAAGGGCCCGTTTTTTCATAAGGTTTAATAATAGTTGGTTTTGCTTGTTGAATAGGTGGCCATAACCACCCATCAGGAGCAATAGGTTTATTAATAGCGTTATTAATAATATTTAAAATGTCTAGTTTTTCGGACATACGCAATAACCTCTTAAATGTGCGCGGAATGTGGTTGTTTTAAATGGAAGGTCGGTAGTATCTGCTAAATCTCCATATAGTTCTGATACATTTACTTTTTCGCTATTATCTCTTAAAAGTATAAAAGCTTCTTGTTCTTCTTTATCTAGTGAAGACATCCACAATGCTACTGAGCACACTGAATGATTGCCTTTTAGGTGCTTATTTAATACTTCCAGCATCAATTTTCCTCTCGACTGTAGACGCTGCAAGAATAACATACAAACTTGTAATTTCAAAAAAAAGCCCCTCAGCTAGATAAAAAGGCTCTAGGTGAGGGGCGCAGTGTCTGTGTGGTTAGCGGGACACAGACTCGTTAACCGCGTCCTGAAAATTAGGACGAGAACGGTTAATCGAAGCCGTAAAAAGGCGTCCGTTAGCTTGGGTCAACCCAGCTTCGGGAGCCTGATGAGCGGGCATGCTTACGCGAATACCATAAGAAGCACCTGCACGCTCCATCTTGCGAGAAGGCTTTGCTTCTAAAGTTGGATTTCCTGCTGCTACGTTCTTTTTGGGCATTAACTTTGTATTTTTAGATGGTGCGGATGAAACGTCTGTTACTTTCATACCTGAAGCATTTGCTGGTTTGTCTGAGACAGGAGCAATTGGCTTTGGGTTCTTATCTATCATTTGGTTTCCTTTGGCCTAAGGTTTAATTAAGAATAGGCTTATTAAGGCTGTATGTCTGCCTTAACTTGCGTTTACAACAAATACGATGGCTGAAATTTGACCGTCATGGGACTCAATAGATGCAAATCCAGGAATACAGACCAAATCTATACCTCGTGGAGCGGTATAACCGCGTGCAATTGCTATTGCCTTTACAGCCTGATTTACAGCCCCAGCGCCTACCGCTCTAACTTTACACGTGCGAGCCTCATAAATTGCATGGGCAATTGCAGACGCTAAGGATTGGGGGTTAGACCCAGCGCTAACGCGTAAAATGTTTTCTTCACTGTTTATCTCTGACATATATTGTACCTCGGTTTACTATTAGTAGTGTTCCCGTGGTAAATATTATGAAGGTTAGTCGGCGTTTAATCTGTCTAAAGGTGTAGGTGCAGTGGCATATGTTCCACAAATAGCACACTCCATGGGCAATAAATATTGAGCTATTTCATAGTCTGCAAAAGAAACCTTGAGGTTCCAAAGATTGGACCCGCAGTGGGGGCACTCATGGCATATCGTGTTTTCATAATCCATGCTGCCTGTGTAATCAGGCTTAATTTCCCGTATTGAAGCCATTTACCTCAGCCTGTAGCTGCTCAATAAGAGCTTTATTTCGTTCAATTTCAGCTTCAATAAGGGTTATATCTTCTGTGCTTAGCTTGTCCTTGCTGTTTTCGTACACCGTCAAACCAGCTTCAAAGTTTTGTTTAAATATATTTAACTGCATTATTCTGCGAGCTTTAATAAATTCTTGTTGTTCATTCAAACGATGGGCTCTTTTCTCTTGCGTTTTACTCATTGGCCGCCCCACCCTCCGCCGCGAAAAATTATAGCTGGGGGCGTCCAATTTTTAGACATAGTTCCGCTACATTGGTTACATATAGGGGCAATAGTAGAATCATGCACCATGTGCATCTCTACAACTGACTCGCACTTATCGCATTTAAAATCATATATCGGCATAATTTAATCCTTAAACTGTTCGATTTGAATGAACGGTCCTGAAGTGTAAGCATCAAATGAGGAAGCAATTTCTAATGCTTTTTTAATAGAAACTCCAGCTTTAAGAGCTCCTAAAGCATACGGAGCACCATTTCCTACCCCATAAAACCCCATATCGGTTCGGCATACGGATAAATCCTCTGAAATATCAAAAAGCTCTCCACATACCGCAATAAGGAAATTAAAACGAACAGTAGATTCTGACTTATCATTTGACTCATCAAAGTTATACCCGTTAGTTTTTAGAACTTCTCTTAATGAAGGCATTGCTTTAGTAATTACAAAATGATATACGTCTTTTTTATCAGCAGCTGTTGGAACTGGCGGCTTCCAAATATGTTGGGCTATATCACAAGGCTGAACCTCACCACTACCCGCAATTAAAAAAGAACCTCGTTTACTAATCTTTAACATATCGGAATGACGGTAAATGCGACCAGTACCATCAGTTACCTGGTTATCAGCACCTATTACGCATTTATCTTTATATTGAACAGCTACGATTGTAGTCACTATCCCTCCCTAAACTTAGGGTCTTGTAGTTTTTCGTATACTTCTTTTTCTACTGCTTTTTTATATTTTTTAGCCACTAGGTGAGCCAAACCAAATGAATCAGCGGCGTTGTCATCAGAAAATTCGGCGCCCCAATTTTTAAAAACATGCAGTAGCATTTGGCTTTTTGCAACACCAGTACCTTTACCTGCAACATATTTTTTTAAATTAGTAGGGGGTACAATAAGAGGATACTTGGCGTTATTATCAAAACGATTATATAAAGCTAATTTTGTGATAGCCCCAAGTTCTCCCGCCATATTAGCCATTTGGCTACCAAAAGCGTATCCCTCTATTGCCGCGTCCTCTACGGTACATTGGTACTCGTCAAATAAATGGTCAATCTCCATATTTAATGTCTTATAAACCTCCGCTAATCTGGAGATTCCAACGCCTTCAAATTTTCTAACAATTGTTACATACGAATTGTCTTCAGCTAAATAAGTTGTAGCAAACCCGCTATAAGACTGGTCGATTCCAAGATAACACTTGCTACCTGGGGTTAGGCCAGGACCAAAGGTTTTAACTTTCACGGAACCATGCGCTCCCCACGATATCGGCTTGCACTTGCACCAGAGGTTCTGCGAGTTAACTCTCGGGATACTAGTGCGGTATCCCGCTCTACATTATCTACCATTACTTCAATTAATTTACGGTAGTTGTAGCGGGCCGAATGCATCTCTTTAAGGTGCTTAACTTTAGGGTCGGTTGACACCTGAGCTTTTAACAAGCTCATAGTATCTTTGGTCTTTTTTGCATCATAAAATTGCAAAAAGGCGATGCTTTCGTGGGTGTCTAGTTCGCGCTCAACGTCGCGCTCATCAATAAAAGCACAAGCTAACTGGGTAGATAGAAAGTTGTTATAGGCAGTTAGTTGGGAAAATAACCCCATTAACTGCTCGTCTCCAAGCTCGGTAATATCTGCAGGAAGTTGAGGAGTATCAATCTGCATACTGGTACGCAGAGTAAGTCCTTGGGAGTGCATAGAATCAATAGTTGATTTGCTTTCTCCTACGCTGATTTCCATCTTACTCACTTAATCCTCCGTGTGATAACTGCACTGGGCACATCCAGCGATACCGTTAATATTACACATAGGAGGGCTGTCAACGCCAATTGCGTCAATAATCATCTGAGCGGCTTCAAAAATGGGGGCGATACTAAAATCACTCTTAGCCATAATAAATTCTTTAGCTTCTTGAGTGCCTTTGTTCTCGTAGATAAAAATGGCTTCTTGCGGAGCATCTGATAGTTCTAACAGCTCCATAAGCTTCATATAAATCTGAGCTTGTTGGATGTGGCTATAAAATGGGTTTTTAATGTTATCCCAAATCTTGGTGGGGTTGCCGTCATGTTTATAAAATAAATCTGGGTCTTCAAAACGAGCGGTTCCTGCGCCTACAGACTTTAGCTCTAAAAGGAGTGGGTCTCCAAAACCCTTTAACCAACCATCCGCGTGACCGTGGATTCTTAGGGGTTCATATTTAAGCGCAACTTCTCTATAGACTGGGGGCAAATCATTGCAAACATGGATATCTGTACGCAGACCCCACTCACGTAGACCACACCCTGTGCACTCCCAAATACCGTATAAACGATTCATTTCGCCAAAATAATTTTGCCAACGAGCGTGCATATCGTGACCGTTTTGAAATACGTTATCCATGCGAAGACTGCGACCGTATTTAGACGGAGCAGGTTTACGACCAGTTAACTCGAAGAAGGACGCACGATGGCACCAATCAGCTTTAGCCATAGCGGAAGGATGAAGCACATCTGTGCGTCGGTCATTCTCTTGTGGCTTTGATATAACAAACCGCTCTACTGAAGCTAGGACGCGTGAATTAGATTTTCCTAAATCAACTAACTTTTTTAAATCTCCCGTTGGTTTATATTTCATTTTTTACCAGCTAATACCCATTCTTCTAATGTTGAACCGTTTTTTTCAGCTTTTCTTTTTAACGCGTTTCTTTCACGATGCGATAGCCCGCCCCAGATACCGTGCTGTTCGTTGTTGCTTTCAGCGTACAACAAACACTGCAACCTTACTGGACATTCTTCCAGACCATCCCTGCCAAAGCAAATCGCCTTAGCTCTATCAGCAATGGGTTTATATAAGTCTTTATCACGCGGAGGAAACCAAAGTTCGGTATCCATACCTGAACATTTAGCGTCGTAACGCCATTTTTCTACACCTTCGTCTTCGTACAAGTGCACTCCTGGAGATAGTGACGCAGCTCCAGAAAGTCATCCTCTTGTAACAATACGTAATTTTCACCGTTAAGATGAAACCCGAGGACGGGCATTCGACTGTCAAGAATTGCTTCTTTGACAATCTTTTCTAGAACCGCAGCCTTAACGGATACGGATAGCTTGCCCGTCCACTTATGCTCTATGAGCAAATCGTCTGAACGAACATCGCCTTTTCGACTCCAAAAGGCACCGCTGGCAGCATTGCGCTTACCACCAATAGCTTTTGCAAGTCTATCCTCGTGCTTCCTTGATTCTTTTTGTCCTTTACTCCGCATCGTCGATAGGTTCTACAACGTACTTAGAACCAGCTTTAACGGTCTCAAGAACTTCCTTCTCCAGTGCTTCCTTGAGGTCAATTTCTTCTCGAATTGAGACCACTAACGCGTCTGCTCCTTGCCATTGGCGTTCGGAGTAACGGTAGTACGCTCCAGCTCGAGTAATTACCTTGTTAAGTATACCAAGAGCTACGATTTCTTTTGCGAAGTCATACTCACCAGGAAGGGCCAACCCACCATCAGCAAAGTAAAAGTCTACGTAGGCTACCTGAGATGGAGGAGCGGATTTGTTTTTTAATGTGCGAATCTTGATAGTTTGGCCTATACGACGCTTATAATCGCCTTTTCCAACCTCAACCCAGTCATCGCGTTTGACCTCTAGGCGGGTAAAAAAAGCATAATCTTTTCCCAAACCGCCTGGAGTAGTGCGTGGGTCACCGTATTGAACTCCAATTTTAGAACGCCATTGATTAATCATAAGACCGATAAACGGGCGTTCTTCTTCGGTTAGGGAACGCTTTGAAGCCTTACCAACTTTACGAAAAAATTTGTTTGTCAATAAAGCCGAACGACCTACGGTTGACTCTTCCATTTCTTTTTCGTCTTCTGAACTAGGTACCAGAGCAGGGAGGGAATCAATAACAATACAATCAACAGCTTTGCTGTTTGTGATTTGAATAACTGCTTCATAAGCCTCTTCCATTACATTTGTAGAAATTACGTATACTCGAGAAAGGTCAACTCCGCAAAGTTCTGCGTATGAGGGGACCCATTGTTCGGCAGCAACCCACACAGTAGTGAACTCAGGGTCACGTTGTTGATTAGCAGCTACGGTTTTTAAAGCGATAGCTGTCTTTCCATTACTGGCTTCACCGATAATTTCATGCCATTGATTAGTAGGCCATCCTCCACCTAAAATTACGTCTAGTCCTAAAGAACCAGTGGGAACGCGACCAATTAACCCATCACGAATTTGGTCGCCTTGTACAACAGTATCCACGCCAAATTTTTTATTAATTATGTTAAGTACTTTTGCTAAATCTGGATTCATTGTTTTCATTATCCTAGCTTACCAATAATCGTCGTAGGATTCCAACCGCCAGTAGAAACCTGTTTAGCAGGAGTGGCGGAACCTGATGACGGTGCCGAAGAAGCTCCTCCATGTTGACTACCAGCTTGTACTAATGGATAACCGCAGTCATAACAACGATAAGTAGGAACCGAGCCATTCATGGTGACTTGGGTACCAATCAAAGCATAATTATTTCCACGACATCCTGGGCACTTAGTAGATGTTTGAGAACTAGGCGGAAGTGTGCTATCTAATTGCTGAGGCATAGTAACTGGCGTCATAGGTTGTTGGGACGGGGGAGCGGGAGGAATATTACTCGGTCGTGTTTGAGGTTGTCCCAATTTAGCGGCCCACCAATTATTACTCATATTTTCCTTCCATCATATTTATTAACGTTGGATTTGAGTGAACTAAACCTAATGCAATTGCAGTTGAGAATGAAGATATTAAAGCTGATAATGAAACATGTTTGTACATAAGTTCTAAAACTTCTGGACCAACTTCTTGCATTTCGGTGGGCAATTCTTTTAATTGTAAAGCTGTGATAGCTCTTGAATTAATCTCCGACATCAAGTCAAAAAAGGGAAAAAACTGAGTAACTTCTTTCATTCTTTCATCACTTTCTTTTCTTTCGTGTTCCTCGCCCTCTTCACTTACAGGTATTAAATTAAATTCTGTAACTAAATTATTTGTGTCTTCAATGTCTAAATCGTAACAATACCAACGAAGAATGGTACTAACGGGAATTTCTTCAGAAGATACTTTAAAATTAAAGGGTTGATTACGTTTCCAAAACTTCCACCTCATTTTGCTTCTCCCCAACTTTGTACGGTTGCCATCTCAGCTATCAGCGGTACCTTTAACACATTGATTCCTTCCATAGCTTCTTTAATTGCGTTCTCTGTTTCTGTAACTAAATGGTCTGGACAAAGAGTAACAAGTTCATCGTGAACAGTTAAAATCAATTTTGACTCAGTAGGAAGCATAGCGTGTGCGCGAACCATAGCCAATTTAATGATATCCGCAGCTGAGCCTTGAATTCTTGTATTAAAAGCCTGACGTTCTGCAGCGGCTCTTTCACCATTATCTCGGGAATTAATTTCGGATAAATAACGCTTACGACCTAATAAGGTGTGAATATAAGGATTTTTTGAGTCGCTTTCACGAACTGCTTGGATAACTTTCATACGGTATTTAGTTACTGAAGGAAATTGTTTAGAAAATCGGTTAAGTAGGTCTTTAGCTTCCTGAACCGTACAGCCAATAGTTTTTGAAATTTTGTCTGGACCTACTCCATACATAAGAGATAACACTAAAACCTTACCTGCGTCACGAGTTACGTTCATAGTATCGCCAATAGTTGTGTAAATGTCGCCTTTGACCCCTGGTGTGGTGTACGTAGACATAAGAATCGGGTCTTGAGCCATGGAAGCTAAAACTCTAGGTTCAATTTGTGAGTAATCAGCAACTACTAATTTATAACCTGAAGGAGCACAAAATAAGTTACGAATCTCACGCCCAATATCGCTTTTCTTTGGATTAGGGATATTTTGAAGATTAGGGTTACGACTAGAAAAACGACCAGTTTCTGCACCATGTTGAACAAAATCTCCATGAATATGGCCATTAATTAAAAGACTTTCCTTGTATTCAGTCTTAGCTTTACCGCCTGTAACATGCGTAACTGAACCGCCCAAATATGGAATTACATATGTAGTTAACAATTTATTTAAATCAGAATAATTAAGAATCGCAGTTACAAGTGGGTCAGAGTCACGGTAATGTTCTAAAGCTTCAGCAGATACGGAATAATCTAAATATTCTAAATCTTTGCCTTCTTGGTCTTTTTTAATACCTTTAGGGGTTAAAATTTTAGGGGAAAGCCCGCGTCCTCCATCTTTCTTAGCTGAGTAGAGTAAATACTGTTTTTCTTGGTTAGAGTTAATATTAAATTGACGCCCAGCTACTTTGTAAATCTCAGCTTTGGCTGCCTCAATATCGACAAGTAGCTTGTCGTGTAAATCAGACAATAGACCTGTATCAATCGGAGCTCCAGATAACTTCATATCGCATAATACAACAAGAACATCCATTTCTAATTTCATTACGTTATCTAACTTAGACTCCGTAAGTAAAGGCGCAATTTTTTTCCAAAGTAAAAACGTGTACTTAGCGTCTAAATAAGCATACTTAGCAACTACTGAGAAAGCGTACTTTTCAACCTCTTTACCCACACCTTTTACCATTTCGTAACCGAACTCGCGTTTAAGGCAATCATCAAGGCCCACATGGTGCTTGTTTTTATTGCTTAAAACAAACGAACCAATCATGGTGTCAAAGTAAGGACCAACAGGAACCTCGCCACCTAAGTATTTGGCAACAGAGGTCAAGTCAAATAGTAGGTTGTGACCAACTTTTAGTATGTTGGGATTAAACATTAAAGGCTTTATAGCGGTAAATACTTCTGCTGGGAATAACTGAGCAGGTGCGTCTGAAAATAATTGTGTGGCTTTTTTAATGTCTCGAGAATAATCGCTAGGACGTGCAGTTAAACCTTTTTCTACACGTTTTTCGCCTTGGCCAGTAAGAGGATAAACAGTGTCCATTAATTCGCCATGTGGGTGACCCATGGGGATTACGTCGGTTCTTCCGTGTGTTGCAAATGTAATCCACAGAACTTGATTTAAAGGCGTGTCACCACGTCTATCGCCAACAGTTTCAACGTCATATGCAAAAGCATCTACAGTTGAATAGTGCTGAACGAATTCATTTAATTGTTCTTTTGTCGTAATAATGTTCATGTTTATCCCCTTTAAGGTCTAAAGGCTGAGCGCGAAGAAAGGGGGAAACACGCGCCCAACCTTTAGACATCTAGTTTGCTTTAGCCCAACAATGAGTTGGCAATTTCATCCAACTCTTCCCATGAATGGGTTTTGATATCAGCGCGTGTATAGCACGTCATATCTTTAATTGCGGCTTCAGCTTCTGCCTCGTCAATAGCCCAGTCCTCCATGAGGTCACGACCCTTGATTGGTGTTAGGTGATAAACAGTTTGTTGCATTTTTCCTGTACGACTAATCGCCCAATAAACCTTATTCAAAGGTCCTTGAGGAGAGAAGTGTGCAGCATGCAATGTTTTATATAGACGTGGAGTTGCAATCAACATCTGGCGTTGAGCACCACCTACCGCGCTGAGATTAGCGACAGTAAACGCACGCTTATCTTCAGGCTTGCTATTAAGTTTAATAGCTAGTGGGTCATCCGCACCAAGTGAGATGTACGAACGGCGTCCTACGGTCTTCTGTGACAAAAAGTGTTGCTTATATGTTGCAAAAGGACCGTCTGGGTCAAGAAACTTAATTACTTGAAAGTCTTCATTAAGTTTCATTTCAACAGGATAATCTCCTGCTGGAGTGCTTAAGCTATCGCCCGCATCCCAACCTTCTCCTACTGCAGTTGTTGGTGATGTTGTCTGCTTTACAGAAGACACTGGACGGTCATCAATTGAGAAATCTTCGTTCTCAATCAGATATTCTTCGACGCTTGGCGCCTGGCGGTTTACGGCCATTTATTTTCCTTATCTATCCGTTGTTTCTATTGTTTCCGTTTCCATTGCTTGGATATTACTCCAAGAATCAGAAATCTCTTTGGAGAGCTTCTGATGCGAGGACCATTCTATACGCTTTGCGTGTAATACGCCAGCTTTAGAAAAGAGCTCGACAGCTTTTTCAATCATTGGACGGGTATACAAGCGTCTACCTTGCACTACTTTTCCTTTTTTGTCAACTTTTGCTGGCAATCGGTAAGGAGACGTAGGTAAGTAACCCTCTTCCATCCATTTTCTTAGTGTGATAATCGGACGCCCTAAAGCATCCGCTAACGCACCAATAGTAAACATATCAACTTCTTTACCATTTGGCAAAGTCTTCTTAAAACCCTTTGCATCCCAAGTCGTATCTTCTACAACCTTAGTTACGGGTTCACGACGTTTACGTTTACTGCCTGGATAGTACAGGTCAGCAAACGTGGCGTCAATAAAATCTTCGGTCATGCGATAAATGCGTAAGTAACTTTAGATGGGAACATATTATCAATATCGGCTTCAGTTAAAGTGCCCTGGTAATACGCAGCCATAATAGCAGCTTCATCAAGCACTTCAACAACTTGAATACACTGCTTATAAATCCCTTTATCTGTAAGTATATCTTCAGCAACATCCTCATCAAATTGCTTTGATACTTTGCGTTGATGAGTAAGTTTTTGAATGCCAGAAACCTCATCGTTCACATCAAGAACGATATGTCCTTTGGAATCTTCTTCGCCGTACTCTTTAAGAGTATCAATAAGGCGAGTTTTTATTTCAGATTGGCGCTTTGTTAACTGAGAAATTTGCTCTTTAAGGGCAGCGTATTGCTGCACTTCGCGCTTTAAGTTGTTGGTATCTAATGTCATGATTACCCCTTTCAAGGGGAGACATTAGTGGAGGTAAATACTAGTTGTCAACTTGGTCTAAATAAGCCTCTAGCGCCTCAATAATGACGCTGGTAACGGTGACCTTCTCAGAGGCAGCCTTCTTTTGTACGGCTGTCCAGAGCTCGTCCGAGACGCGGATAGTGCGCGTAGGTGTCTTAGGTGCGTTAGGCATGGTTAAATCATACGGACATTAAGCGCAAGAATCCGCTCAAACTGCCCACAGACATAGTAACGCCGCCCTCTTCATTTATGCCTTCCCCATCTAATACGGCATTTGCTACCGCATTCTTTTGGTTTAGCATCGAATGCTGTCGAATTTCGATGGACCCCGCAACTAAAATGTCTTGAATTACAATGGTTTCCCAGGTTGACGAGGCTCTTTTGATACGTCCGTTTCTTTGTGTGGCAAGGCCTGCCGACCACGGTAGGTCGTAATTGATAAGTAGATTTCCAGCGGGCAAATCAACGCCGTAACCACCAGCATCGCTAGAAACAAGTACCCGAGTAGAAGGCTCAGTATTGAAAGCAATTTTGTTCTCCTCTTTAGTCTGAGCATCTAATTTGCCCGAATAAACTACGCATTTATCTCTGCCTAAAGTATCGGCAATCTTGTCCAGCATGTCAACATATGTGACGAATATTACTGCTTTATTGTTTTCATTTTCGTCCAAAAAATCGTTTACATACTCAATGAGGTAGTCAAACTTTGGGGACGAAGTTAGGCCGTCTAAGAACCCTTCTTGAACCAATTCATAGGCATATTTGGACCCTTCACCAGTCATCATGTCGTATTTATGAGCGCTAGTTTTAAGTAGGTCTGGGTGGGCACACAGCATCTTTAGGCACCCAACCTTAGCCATAATTTTTCCCCGAATCTCTTCGGCCTCACCGCCGTATCCCGATTCCAGACCATAGTGAGCAAAAATATTAAAAGATTTACCAAATAGGTTTTGTGCGTCGTCCAAGTCAGCTAGTAGGTCGTTCAAGATAACTCCGTACAGCTTGGCGGTCTTACGGTCTAAAGTGATAGTAATTGGGTCTTTATGAATTGCGTCTGGAAGGTACGGCGCCACATCGGGGTCTTTTTGCGCTTTTCTTACGCAAGCTTCTTTTAGCTTTTCGTGAAGCACTGGAAGGTTGCGATATCTTTCCACGGCACCCCAGTTGTTGCGGATAATAAAAGCCTTATCAAAGATATCAAATCTACCAAGCACAGTATCGTCAACGAACTGCATTATGCTGAACAGTTCTTCGGGTTTTCCGTTCTCAATAGGAGTGCCTGTTAACGCGTATTTAAACGGAGCATTAATTAAACGCTTAACATGCTTAGAACGTTTAGAACGAAAAGACTTAATAGCAGTGGCTTCATCTAACACCACAAAGCCACGAGGAAGTTTCTTTACAATATCCCAATCGTTGACCACTTGTTCGTAGTTCATAATAATGTAGTCAATGCCACTGTTTTCCCAGTCAAGTGCTTCGGCATATTGTTTTTCACGTTTAGCTTTTGTTCCGTCAATAACTATGGACTTAGAAGTACTCTCAGTAAATTTTGCAATTTGATTATGCCACTGATACTTAATACTTGAAAGGCAAATAACAAGACCAGGTTCTTTTATTTTCTTTTCATCCATAAGGCGTTCAATTGCGGCAATTGTTAATACCGTCTTACCAAGCCCTAAATCGTACGCCACTAAAACCTTTTTACGTTTGCACATAAGCTCAACGGCCTCAGGTTGATATGGAAGTAAGGTACCTTTAAAAGTCATACGAGCTCTAAGCAAGCCTTAACAGACTCGTTTAATTCTTCTATAGTTCCAAAGTTAAGTAGGTAAGCATCAAACTTCCAACCAACTAAATCATTTTCTGATACGTGATTGTTTACGGCGTATACCCCAGGGCGTTCTACGCGCCATACTCGTCCTCCAAGTTGACGCACCATAACGGCTTCGTTTGCAAAACGAACGTCAGTAATAACATAGTTACCTTCGCTGTCTATCTTTCTCAAAGCAGCAGCAATCCAAATGTTTTCATCTAAATACTTTCTTGCGCTAACACCTATTTCTTGAAGTAAACGACGAACTTCTGGAAACTTAGTTTTTGCTACATCCCAACCATAGTCATCAATTACGGTTTGTAAATGTAAATCATCTCCTAATAAGGGATTCATCTCCCAAAGAATGTCGCGAATAGTGTCAGCAAATGCTATGCGCTCAAATCCGTGCTCCTCAATTAAATACTTTGCAACTGTGTCTTTTCCAGCCTGTGCGTATCCTGATAGTCCAATAATCACCAAAGCGCCTTCTCTCCTAATATCGAATGTTTTGCCGACTCTAATCCCATCAAAATCTCTGCCTTACTCATTCCACCTATGTCTTTAACGTCTATATCTTTATAATTAAAGAATCGTGCCTCAAACCCTAGCTTAATTGACCATTGAAGTAAATTCTCAGAAGAAGAACGGCCAGAATCATCGTTGTCCATTGCAAATATAATATTTTCAGCTCCACGTATTAAATTAAGTTGGGTAACAGATATAGCAGACCCGTATGTAGAAACTCCCCCTGTAATCCCTACAGACAAGAGTCTGGCCACATCTAATGGGGACTCGACCACAATCATCGTTCCCGTTAAATAATTTCCATAACCAAATAATGCTTGACTTTTTTGAACGCCTGTAGGGTAATTTTTAAAATAACGGTTAGAACCTTTTTCTTGCCAACCCCATAACTTTCCAGTAAACGGGTCACGAATCGGTAAAATCCAACAATTTTTTTGTTTATCCCATTGAATACCGTAGAAAGAGGCGGCCTCGGCAGTAAGGCCGCGCTCCTTCAACATATCTTGCGGAGGGGAAATAAAAGCCGCAAGATTTGCCTCAGTTAACTCTGGAACATCTTTAAATACTGGTTCTTTCTTTTTTTCAAGGCGTTCTAATGCCTTAGTTAGGTTGGTCTCTCCTTGAGACAACCAATCTTTAGCCTGTTCAAAGTCTATACCATTTACGTAAGAAACAAGAGACTGCAATCCTCCCTTGAAATGGCAAGAAAAACAGATATGAGCACCAGTCTCGGAGTTAATCCACCAAGAAGGATTGTGGTCTTCATGCCCAGTGCGTTGAAAGTGAGCAGGGCAAGCCCCTTGAATCTCTGAACCTCTAGTGTTGTAGTACTCAACACCTAGTCGGTCAAGTAGCTCCTGCATATCTTCAATCGTCATCTTTCCCCTTATACTTTTTTTTGCGTGTGTATTTCTTTTTATTCTTTACTGGTGTGGAGGCAGACGAACGACGAAGCTCTAGTACGCGCTTCATGCGTTCGGAAATGCTCATAAATCACCTGCATCCATTTCTCGGAAACGACCTTCGTTCCATTGCCATTCTAAGGTTACCTCAGCTGGGCCAGAGTTACGGCTGGCAACAACCTTAAGTAAACGAGTGTCATCAACATTCTCATCTTCACGTTGTAAGCCTAAGATGATATCCGCGTCTTGAAAAAATGAAGATGAATAACCAATTGAGTCGGCGGTAACATTACCTTTTTTCATTTTCCAAGTCAAGACCTGGGTAGTGATGACTATTGGCTTGTTAAAACGCTGAGCTAAACGTTTTAAGGAGCGAGTAATATTTGTCAATGCCTGTGGGGTATTAGCCTCACCAGACTGCTCGTCTATCATGAGGTAGACACCATCAATAAATACAATATCAGGCTGTAATGTTTGAATTTTGCTTGCGATACCTGAAACGGTTGAGCCAGCTGCGGAATCAACTAACCAAAATTTATGGTCTATTTTTTCTAAGCCCTCAAGAATCTTCTTATATCTAGCTTCTTCATCTTGAGTTAAAGTACCTGTAAGTAAACGGTGATGAGAAATAAGTGAACGCATAGCATCATAGCGGTTTTCTTGCTCTATGTTGCTCATCTCAAAAGACTGAAACATAGGAACTTTTCCATGCTCGCGGTGTAAATTTAGAGCTACTTGCAAAGCAAGTGTTGACTTACCTGTTTTAGGCGGAGCAATAATTACCACAAGCTGCCCGTTTTGCAAACCGCTGGTTGCTTGGTCAATTGTGGGAAATCCCGTAGGAATTCCTCGCAAACCATTAGGTAAATCTTTACGCTCTAAATAATCATCCCATCTACGCAGGGGGTCTTTGGTTAAATCAATATCAGTGCTACCACTTAAGCCATCATCTTCTAAACGAATTAATCCGCGTTGAAGCTTTAATAAAGCATCTTCATGATTTTGGTCTTTATCAATCGAGTTAACTGCCTCGCGAATCATGTTTACCGTAGAAATCTTTCTACGTTGCTCAACCACAGAGTCAATTAAGTAATCAAGACTATCGTATACGTTGTCTAAAATAACATACGTAGGGTAGTTATTGTGTATAACATCTTGAGTAGGGCATTCACCATATTTTGAATAGTGGTCGCGTACAAAAGTCCAAACACGCTTGTCGTCGTCGTCGCCAAACCAATTTAAGTTTACATTACGCATTAATAGTGGAACAATGTCACGACCTAAAATAGCTTTACTTAATAATTTTTTTTCATTATTCATCGTATTGAATCCATTCCCCAATGTCCGTATCGTAATTGTCTTTCAGGTATATCTATAACTCCCACAACTTCAGGTCTATAAGGCAAGTCTTCTACAAGAGCTGCGGGCGAAGCGTACAAGTTGGCGTAACGAAAAGGATTAGTACCAGAGTTTTCTAAGTACTCAACAATTTCGTCTAAATCTTCTTGGGAATCACCAAACATAATTAACTCTAAAGTAAACTGAGTCCTATCGCCAAACAAATAATAACCACTTAAAGCTTTTTTGTTTAACGTGTAATAATTGTTTATCTTAGGAATTACTTTAAATTTTTTAGTAAATGTTTTGTATTTAGTTATCACAATGTCTGTAGTAACTAAAACACGTTTAGTAAGCTCATTACTTAAGTCCCCTTTGTACATTTTAAAAAACCTCTATTTTTCCAAATTTAATAATGAACTCTCTAAAAAGTTCTGTAGATGTTTGGGCTTTATCAGCTTCTTCTTGCGTAGCTCGTTTTGAAATTTCTAATGGATATGAACCATTATTTCCATCTATTCTAGCCTGTACAAATTGAACGTGCTTACAACGTCGTCGCCCTCTATACCCAGGGCAATTACATATTAAATCCCCATCTTGAGTAGTGCTAACCTCAAAAACTGCTGGTGTAGACGAAGCCCCCAAAAATATTTGGATTAGCTTTACATCTTGGTCCATTGCACCCTCCATCACTTTCGCAAATCTCCTTGAGGAGATTTTAATGCAATAGGTACAAAAGCTTCTCGGGCAAACGATTCTGTTGCAGAACCATATGTTGCATCCCAAGCTTCTGGTGGAAGATTTGATGTAACGATAGTAGGAAGACCATTATTAAACCGCGTGCGTAATACATGATGCAACATTGTTTTTTGCCATCCAGAACCAGAATTATGCTCTTTGCCTACATCGTCAATAACTAAAACACGAATGTTGTACGCGTCGTCAATGCAATTCCCCATAATTCCATCAAACAAAGTTAATTCTTCAGAGGTTGGGTCATCCATTGTTGAACCTTTTAAATCTAACAAAGCATTATAGGTGATGAAATAACACGGGCGAACTAAAGTCTTATTTTCTGCAGGAACAAACACCGAGGGAGTTACACGAAGTAACAAATCCTGCAAGATTACCAATGAAAGGGTGGTTTTACCGTGCCCTGGCTCTCCGTATAGTAGCAACCCGCGACCACAACCTTTTTCTCCTTCAGCGCGAATTACATGTCCACTTTCTACTTTACGAATCCAAGCCTTAATTAAACGGATATCTTCTTCTGAAGTGTCGCTGCAATCCTCAAACTCCCAACCAATACGATTTTTAGGAATCGCCGCAATCTGCATCCAAGTACGGCGACGAAGCGGTACGTCTATTGACTTAAACATTAATCCTCCAACCATGAACGAGATTTGGTTTGAATAGCTAGCTCTTTATCTGAAACTTCTTCGGGCAGTATAGATAACTTAGCACGTTGAACAAAATTTGGAAATCTAGATATAAATAAACGCCAAACAGCTTCAGCATCATCGTACTTTTCAAAGTTAATGCTGGAAAAAAATTGGTCCATAACTAAAACCTCTATACGACCGTTAGTGTCGTGTTTTTTACGCATCGTGTCAAGTGCAGGGATAAATTTACTATTGGTAACGGACCAAGGCTTAATGTGCCAGTATTTATGAATGCGGTCAGCAAAATCGTAACCAACATCAGTTACAGTCCAAAGCTCTTGAGCAACTTCATGACGGCTAATTCGTTTTTCAGAACGTTTTTTCTCACGAAACTCAACGTACTCGGCTTTCTTTTTAGCTTCGGCTTTATTTCGTTCGGCCAACTGCTCGTCTTTATCCATAGAAGATTGTTTTTCAAAGAACTCATATCCCACGTTAATGTCTACCTTCATGAACTCTTCCACCGACTCGTTCGGTGTACCTGGTTTACTATTTAAAGAATTAGATATAACAGCGTTATTGCTATTCTGCATAGCTAGTGATATCTGACAACGGGTTTCCAGGGCTCGGTAACCAGTGCTCGTAATAGACTGGTTTGTAACCCATTTTCCCTTAATTTGTTGCTTAATTAGTTCAATATAACCAACCTCACGAAGCTCTTTTAGGGCAGCCTCCATCGCATCTCGACCTTCCTTAAAGGATTTAGACATGGCGTACCCGCTAAGGTCTACGTGGTTTACTGCAGCCTCAATTAAGACCATCCAAGCTCGAGCAGATATCACTTTAGGCCTTGAGCCTTCATTTCCTCTACTACAGCTTTAGCTAGTGCCTTAATAAGGGCTTGAAGCCCCCAAAACACTTCTTCAAACGTTTCTTCTTCATCTTCGGACTCCTCTGAGTCAACTTCTTCTAAATCCTCTTCTTCGGCCTCAGAAGGCTCCTCAAAGGCCTCAGAAACATCTACCTCTATATCGGGCATGTCAGGCACATTTTGTGGCTCTAAAGAGGCATTTGGCGTGATTACAACTAGACCGTCGCAGAGGTCAAAAGCTGAAATCTTAAGCTTTTTAGATATGGCTAAAGCACGGGCTGAAACCTCATCTTCATCATCCCAAAGAATAAATAAATCCAGCTCTTTAGAGCTAAACTGAGAGATAGCGTCGTCAATAGGTGTGTCTGTCTCAATTAATGAAGCGCTTGATATGTTGTCTAAAAATGCGTTTTGCTGTGAAAAAATTACTATGTCCAAACCACGGAATTTAGCCAATTGAGCTGACCATACCTGCCCTTGACTTGGACGACCGTAGAATGGAAGCACAATAGTGCCATTTTTTCCTTTTGCGTAGTAATGGTCGTCTAAAAGAGCCTCTACGTTAGCTCGAGTAGTGTTGCCATTGCCTGTAATTATTACTGCATATTTTTCTGCCATATGACTCCCTTTGTTGGAGTCGAAGACTACCTTAAAATCTAAAAGAGAGCCAAATTACCCTTGCGGATAGCTGGAAAAGTATAATTCAAAGAAACTTCCTGTATTTAAGTACTTTGGAAGAGCAGAGATTAAACGTCCTTGTATAGCTGTTCTATTTTTGTAGTAAAAACTGCGGGATGCGTTGGTCGTACCTTCCCACATAAGACTAGATGGGGTAGCGCTTCCAGTTGTTCCATCAAAATAAGGGTTGACAAACGAGCTTAATTCAAATAATGCTTCGTCTATTAAAAGCTTTACAGCTGTCTGAGTACCTGTCCATATAATATTTACAACAGCGTAGCTTGCAGTAGTTGGAGCAGTCCCTGTAGCGTACGCTCTAGCCCAATCAGTTGTGGACAGATTTGTTCCCAAAATGATAGGTCCACTATCTGTTTGCACAAGAGTGTTTAGAGAGTTGTACCATTGCACGCTTAGATTAACCGCGTCGCTTCCAGCTGTTCCGCCTGATAACTTTAAATAAGTACTAAAAGTATAAGTAAAATTAGGAGTAATTGTGGTTACATTAGTTGATTTTGTAGTTACCGTTCCAGAAGTTCTCGTAACTTGTAGGGCGTTTCCACTAAAACCATTAGGTTGGGTAGCTGTAACTGTAGTTTGAGTTCCGTTTGTTGTTGTCCAACTAGATGTTGATGCAAAGTTAGGGTTTACCAATTCATTTGTACGAGTTGGTAAAAGAGTAATTTTTATATTACGAGCCTCATCATAAATAGAATCTGCAGTAGACAACCTAAATAAAGCAGCATCAAAATAATATATGTCAGTAGTCACAGCACTTGCAACACTAATAATGGGTACAGCAAAATCGGCAGTAGCAGGAGAAGTTGCCGTTACAGAAGGTCGTGTTAACCATCCCCCTGATGTTAAAGCCGCTCCAGTTCCAAAAGAACTGGTGCTTAAATAGTTTCCTTTATAGTCGTACCATTTAATAGCTAATGAAACTGTTCGCGTATTTGCTGACTGACCATAAATACTAAATACATAACTAGTCTTTTCACTTACTGGTATGCCTTGGTTTACTGGGTCTAAATCTCCGCAAGATAAAGTTAACGTTCCGTTTGCAGTTGGTACTACTTTTAAAACAGCATTTGTTAAATTTGCAAAAAGAGCAGGCTCTGTTGTTTCAAGATAGGGTGCAATAGTTGGTGTTTGATTTTTATTGTAACTAATTAAAGTTGCTGCATTAGCTGCCCAAAAACCAGTACTCTCTTCAAAAGAAGAACAATTATAATCTAAGAAAAGGTTGTATCCCATTTTTATTGACGCGTCGTATCCAGTAAACGCTTTTATAAATGTTTTAAGACCATTTAAAGAACCTTTATTTTTATAAATATTCATAATATTTCGTAAAAGAATTCTAGATTGCTGTAAACCAATTTCTGGTTCATACACAAGTCCAAATTCCTGCATTAATGGTGGAATTAAACGGCCGTCTACAAATGTAGTATCGTAAGTATTTAAAACATTATATGCTTGAGTTTTTTCAAGGTCATACTCAAAAGCAAACAAGCTTAAAAACATAGACAAGTCCGTGTTCTCAGTTCCACTTGTAAGTTGATACGGACTAGAAGATTTCATAATATTTGGTAAATTATTAAGCATTATATCGTTTGTGCCAAAATCTTTTACAGAGATACCGTAGGTATTTCCAGCACGAACCCATGTATTAAGTGTAGGTTCTTGTACAAATATTGAATAATAATATGTACGTCCTTGCTGTAAACCTCCGATACCACTACCCGTATCGTAGTATAAAGTTGGGTCTGCACCAGCAGCAACATTTACAAGAATATCTCCGTCATCAGCATCTACTGGAAAACCATAAGAGTTTCTTACAAGTCTTAAGTTTAGCCATCCCCCAGAAGGAGATACCCAAGAAATTGTTATCGAACCGTATTGAAAGGCATTAAATGTAGGAGTACCGATTACGTAGCCAGATTTGGCTATAAAAGACTGTACAACAAATGTTGCAGCCGTAACATTTCCATAAAGAGATGTGGAAACACCATAGTAATCAATACCGTAACGTGACATCTTAGATATACGCTCCCATGATTGTCATAATTATGTCTGCAGCAGTTGTTGTTCCAAGAGATTGCCAAGATATAGCAGAACCGTTACTATATAAAATAGTACCGCTGGCTCCAATTGGGAGTCTTGTTACAGCAGAAGAACCAGAAGCAACAATTAAGTCTCCAGAAGTCGTGACCGTAGACAAAGGAATTTTTGCAGAGTCAGTAGTTGATACTGTTGCCCAGGAAGGAGCTACCCCAACACCATTGCTTTGAAGAAAAGTTCCAGCAGAACCAGAACTTAATTTAGTAAAAGCTCCTGAACCAGAAGCATATAAAATGTCTCCTGTTGCAGTAGCTATAGAATTTTTTATGTATTGGGTGTGAGCATCAGCAACAATGCCTTTTTCAATATTAGCTAATCGAGCAGTTATAGTAGTGTAGTCAGTAGCTGTATTCACCCAACCAGTTGCAGTTGCTGCAGTAGCAAGTGACGGCGTTGTGCCTATAGCTGTTTGAGTTGCTACTACTTCAGTTTGAATACTATTTGGATGAGAAGCATCAATAATCTCAGTTATATTGAGATGAGTAGAAAATGAAGCTACCGATGATGGATAATATGCCATAGCCGTCCTTAGGTTGTGATTCCATTGGAAGCAGTAACCGTTATGCTTCCAGCTTGAGGGATTTCATTAACTGTACAAGTTATATCTTCAACTGCAAGAACTCTTACATTTGAAGCACCAAGTAATGTGCCAGATGAACTTGTTGAAGTAGACGAAAGACTAAGTGATGAAGGCAAGGTATAAGTAAATGTTGTTGCAGATGGTGTTCCCGTTACTACATAAGTTCCATCAAGATTAGTATCTCCAATAGATACTTTTATTAATTGACCTGGAGTTAAATTATGGTTGGCTGTTGTTGAGGCAATTGCATTTGCTCCAATTACCTCTGTTCCTGTTGCTGCATTGGCTACGGTAAATCCTGTATTACTTGCCGTAGCAATTGTAACACCAGTCAAATTAAATGCGGTTGTAGATAACCCCGTAATGCTTACTGTTTGACCTGCGCTAAAAGTATTAGCTCCTACATAAGTAACAATTCCGTCAGTAAAACTTCCAATTCCATCAGTAACTGTAGTAACGGTTGCATTAGACACTGAAAATGAAGTATAAGGGGTTGAGTCTGTTACTGTAAACGTTCCACTATACCCAGTAGGCACTAAACCAGTAATAGTTACAGATGTACCAACAGCAACAGGTTTTGTTGTGTAATAGGTAACTTTTCCAGATGTAGGTGTGCTTCCAACGTATCCAGGAACAACTGAAATAATAGTCCCACCACTAGAAGCGCCAGTAATAGTTGCAATCGGTCCAGTTGTTGTAAGTGTTGCGGTAGTTCCACTAGCAGCTTTTGTAGAAATATTAAAATACTGTTGATTTAAATTTCTTCGAATTAAATTAATAGTTGCATAATCTACGCCATTAATTGATGAAATTGCGTTATGAAAATATTGTTGCACAAGTTTGTCAGCAAAAAAAACATTATCAAAAGTTAATAAATCTAATATAGCCGCATAAACAGCTTGCTGAACAGTTGTTTGACGGTATTGTGGAAGAACATTTACGTTAATAATTACATCAACATTTACGTAAGAAGGAGGAGAAACTGTAAGAGTTGTATTAACAGGAGCTTTTCCAGTCATATAATTTAAAACATTTCCTGCAAGAGTATTAAAACCTGGGGTAGGCGTAAGATTATCTGGTTGCACCCCAGTATCTCCAAACGGAGCTATATAAGTTGTTACACTTGAATAAGTTCCTGCTGCAGCATTTGTTTTTGCTACGCCCGAAACTTGTAAAGTTAATGAAGCATAATCATCTAACGAAACTGCTCTATTAAGAGATTTAATGCTAAGAGGGGCGTTAACTCGAATAGAATCAGTAGATTCTGGGTCAGCACCACCAGTGGCAGCTAGTGGATTAAGTACTTTAAGTCCTGCTTGATAGTTTGTAAGAATATATGTTAATGATTTAGCTGAAACATTGCCAAGAATGCCTCCACCAACTCTGTAAGTTGCATAAATAGTTTTGTTTAATGGAGGAATTCTTCCACCTATGTTATCGCCAAATACAACATAAGTAAATCCATCACCATCAGTATAAGTAGAAAATACTGGAGAAATTCCAGAGTAATCTAATAAATATTGAACCCTTTGATATGATACTCCGTCAATAGTTATCTGCACACTTGACTCAATTACAGATGTATTATTTAATTGATAAATTTGATTGGCATAACCAGTAGCTGCTGATTTAACAATTTCATTAGATACTGTTGTTCCTTGCGTAGCTGTTACGCTTATTCCTGGAGAAATAGTATTTGCTGGGACTGTAATAGCTGAATCTGTTTCAAAAATAATTTGCGTAGATGTGCCATTTACAATTGCGGTAGTCGCTACTTGAGTTAAAGCTGGTACTAATTTTGAATTAACTGTGTCGGTATTTGTAAATGAAAGCGTTACAGTTGATGGACTACTTAAAGTAGGGGAGTAATCTAATAGGCTTGAAATTCTTAAAACGCTATTTCTTTGGCTAGCCGTAGAAATAAATGTTTCGTTTGCTGCCCTATCAATATAATAAGACATCAAATCGCCCATCCAAGAAAACATTTGTAAAAGAACTATTCCAAAATCTGAGTTATCCCTGGTAGTCCATTGAGGAATAAAAGAGTTGATAAGATTAGTCATGTCATCGCGAATAGCCAAGTAATCTCTAGACGTATAATCTACTTGTGGTACAAAAAAATTATCCATGCTATAGCTCCTGAATCAAATCGCCTGAACGACTAAAAAGTTCGGTTTTAACAGTAATTGTATCTTGTTGAGCGTTAGGTAGTGTGTATAAAATAAATACGTCTATTTGACCAGTTTCAAGGCTAACTTCAGTATTTATCGAGTCTAATTTTAATAAAGGTAACGATTGAGAAAAAACCTTTGGAACAGTGTCTTTAACTATTACCGTAGCGGCATCTTGATTTTCAAATACTGTTTTAGGTATGTGGCTTCCATAGTATGGAAGCATTAAACGTTCACCAATACCTGTAAGGCAGGCAATAGCAACTCTGTCCCGCCACATAGTTGCCTCATCTGTGGTGTAATTAACTTCGCCTTGGGAATTAAAAGAAAAAGGAAATGAAATAGCTCTTGCTATCATGACATTACTCCCATCCAAATTGGAAAGTTAGGGTCGCCGCCAACAAACATAATCCATACAGTTTGACCAACGTTGGGTACAGCACGGTGATACGTATGTTCAGCAGCTGGCAGGCCGAGTTCAGAACCATCTTGGTCTAATGGGTCAGAACTAGGTACATAAGGATGTGCAAGAGTCCCACCCGTTCCTGAATGAGAAACGTTAGTACCACCGCTAAAATTATGAGTATGAGCAGGGGTTCCATTGCTATCTGTGGTTCCTGAGATAGATATCGAGTGGTCTAATAATAAAGCTGCTACATCTGCCGCCAAATGCGCTACATGGTCTGGGTGGTTAGCGTTGTCAACTACTGGTAAACAAGGATAAACCCATTCAGACATTTCTGAACCATATACCTGAGGAATTAGCGCTTTGATTCGATTTTGTTTATCTGGGTCATCATTTTCCACGCATTGACCTGGATATATACCGTAATAATGTTTTAAATTAGAGATGACCTGCTCTCCTTAATCTTTGTGTGACTACAGCACTTCTAGATTTAGGAGCTACTGGAGCTGGATTTTTAATATTTTTGTGGGTGTTAGTCCACGATAAATTAGTTACATGTTTATTTATCGTATTTTTTGGCGCCCTGTTGTTTACTTTAGTAACTGCTATATTTGATTTAGCTTTTGGAGCTTTTTTAGACACAGTAATTACACTTTTAGACTTTATTTTTGTTGTTTTTGCTAGTGGGTGTACGGTTCTAGCTGATTTAGGAGAAGGAGCACTAACATAGCTTGAATCACTAGTCATTCTATCTCCTGCAAATCCATTGGTATAAAAAGAACTAGTTGAAGCAGAAGATATAGGTTTAACTAGGTTAATTTGAGTTCTAAGAGTTCCTCCAGACCAAGTTGTAGCACTTCCTAAAGCATCTATTCCAACTTCAAGTTTAGTTGTATAGATTCTATTTTCTACTTCATGTTCAGCAGATAAAACTATCCAGTAACCTGAGTAATCTAACCCAAGTCCGTCAAGAAATACGGGCATACCTGGGCGCAAAGATGGGTCACCAAGTACTACAGCGCTAGCTCTATACGGAAATCTTGTAAGCTCTTCTGCTGAATCAGCTTCATGAGCTGCCGATATTGGGTCCGTAGCAGTAGTCATTGTTGCAAAGTGGTCAAAATGAGGATGTTGAGCGTTTACTCTTGTATTAGCTACTCCATTTTGATTTGTAATAGAAAATACACCCTGTTTAGTTATGTAATCGTAACCAGAAATAGCAGTAGCTGCTTTTTTTACCCCATTAAACGACAAAGATTCTCCAATTAATGGATTAAATGAGTAAAGTGTGCTTCCTTTTGGATTACCTCTATTTCTTTGCACAAATTTAGGCGCTTCTGAGCGTTTATTAGTAAAATCTTCGGTAAGAGGTTGAAAATATAATTCAGTATTTTCAACTATAAACATATATCCGCATTGTTTTGCTAAATGAGCTATAAGTTCCCAATCACTGTGTCCAGACTGAACAATTTGAGGATAAACACGAGGATGGTCAACTACATAGTAAGCAAATTTATTTCTTTCTGCAATTTGTTTGACTACCTCAGATGCTGTTGTGTTTTTATAAACTTTTTGAAAAGATTGTTTCATAACATAAGATGCGCCCATTACAGTCATAGTTGTAGTAGCGGTTCCTGGTGTTTTTTTAGGCTCCAAATGATGCACATATCCTACAAAATAACGAGTTTTTGTTAAATTATGTAACTCAATAGTTACAGGAAGTCCTGGTTGTATATCGGATAAATCCATATTCCAATCATTAAACGTAATGTATGCTAACTCATGCTCATAATTATTTTGAATTAAACGAAATGAATTAGCTCTTATTGGTTGAACACCAGATTCTGGAAATTGTATAGTTAAATATTTATACATTATGAGGAATCCTAATTACAGTTCCTGCAGTAATAGTTGCTATATCAACAATTTCTGGGTTTGCCTCTGCAATTACCCACCATTTTCTTGGGGTTTTATAAAAAGTTTCCGCTAATAAATCTAACCTATCTCCACTTTTCCAAGTATATTTAAAATAATCTATTTGACCAATAGAAGGTATTTCATAAAAAACTACAGGATTAGCATCCCCGTATTCAACTAAAGATATAAATTCAATATCTGCGTTCATGTATCTAGAATTTTGATAAATTGTCATTTTTAATTCCTAATTAGGTTTAGCTGAGGTAGGAGCTACAGAACCAAATGAAGCTGTGGCCATTAAACTCATAGAAATTTGAACATCTGTACGTATTGGAATCATATCTTCTGTAAATGCTGTGTGGTTTATCGCTAATTGGTCTACGAATCCAACAAATGAAGTAGGCCCAATGTCAATATTAAGCAAAGTAGACGACAAAAACCCAATGTCAGATGTAGGCTGACCAGTTACACCTCTTTTACCCCACCCTGAAACTTGTGAGTTTCCTGGTGTCCAATTTGAATTTGGGCCATTAATAGCTTGATAAAGAAATTCAATATCAGCTAAAGTTCCACGCAATCTTAAATCTTGTAAAAGATTTCTAATAGCATATGGAGCTTTACTAAGGTTTGGGGCATAATCATACCCAGAATAGTAATTATTAAATAATGAAATACTAGTTTTATACACATCGTCGCTAGACATATTTCCAAATGTTACGAAATCATTAGTTCTATCTATTCTTAAAACAAATTGAATATTTTCACCGCTAGGAAACGCTAAAGCAACACCAGCATAAGCATCGGCAACAGAAGGTGTTACGTCCATATTTAAAGTTACTTGGGTAGCAAAACTTTCTGGATTCCATAAAAATTGAAAACCAAAACATCTTTCTATACCAGTAGCTGCTTGTTGAGTAGTTCCTGAACTAGTACCGTCAGCTACTGTATAAGCATCATTTGGGTTTGCGTACCATTTAATACGGCCGCGGCGGAGGTCTTTGCCTGTATTTTTTCCGTGCGTTGCTCCAATAATTCTTTCACGAGCAGTTGGGCCGATATCAACGCTACTAAGACTTATAGGTCTACTCCATAAATGCGGTGGTAAATTCCATTTATAGTCACTATCTGTAAAGTTTGCACCAGTTTGAGCGTCGCCTGGGTCTGATGTTTGATTAGTATTGTCTTTACCGTTATTTTTTGGCGGTGTTGGTTTTGGTCCTGGTGTGGGGGATGGTGTAGGGTGCGGTTTAGGAGCAGGTGTTAGAAGAGATGGTATAGGAGATGTTGTAGCAGACGGACTTGGCTGAGGATAACCTATAGATAATCTCGCACTTGGTGATGTTAATTGACCAGTTTTTTTAACACCAGACGGAGTTGTTTGAGTTACTGTTTTAGTACTCGAGCTTTTTATGGTAGGAAAAGTTCCCACAATATTAGTTGAAAAAACAATAGAAGTATTGTGCAAAGGATTTGGGTCAGGGGTTACCAGTCCAGTTTTAGGTGTAGCAGCTACTGCAAGTAAATTAGTTGATATTCTTATTCCTTTTGAAGTATTTTTAGGTTTAGAGGTTAAATTTTGTGAAGTCATTATGAACTCACCGCTGCTTTCATCATGTGATTGTACTCAAGAACTTTTTTAATTTCTTGTGCCGTTTCGTGAGGATTTTTAGAGCCTTCAATTTTTATAGTTACCCCTCCGTAGTTTACTACAGACGGTGAGGATGTTGATTTAAACATTTCAGGACCTTGTTCGCCAACAACATAAGGAACTCCAGCTTTTACAGGTCCACCTTCGGCTCTAAAACCGCCAATAGTCATTGCTGAAGACATTGCTCCACCAAAACCAGTTGATAAATGAGCTCCATTCATTACGTCAATTGGTTTAGGAGCATACGGATTAGAAGAACCAGTTATAGACGTGCTGTTATTACTACCCCCACCAAACAAGAAATCAGTAAGAGAACGCCACCAAGATTTTCCATCACTAGATGAGCTTGAAGAAGATGAGTTTGAGCTGCTTGAGCCGCCTGAGCTGCTTGAGCCGCCTGAGCTGCTTGAGCCGCCTGAGCTGCTTGAGCCGCCTGAGCTGCTTGAGCCGCCTGAGCTGCTTGAGCC